GAATACGACCGACGCGGCAGGGCTTCAGAAAGATTGCTTCGGCTTGATTAGGCTGTTTTGTCCATAAATCCTCTCTTTTTGCCCGGTCGCAATGGCCGGGTATTTTTTCTGAAAATAATGCTTGCAATTTTTAAACCGATGATTTATATTGAATATGTAAGCGGAATGAAATTAAAAAAAAGAGGTGCGAATATGAAAAATCTTGAAATTGGCAAAAACTACGGCGACATTTTTGGCCTTACTGGTAATCGTCAGATGATTTTCAACGGCGGCATTTCTTGGACTGCAAAAGAAGGCGAACGAGAAATGACAATGGATAGCCAGAAAACCACTGATAACGCGATTGAGTATATTAATCGTCCTTCTCATACAATGAGAGCATGATTTGCAAAACAACCATAAGCGGCGATTGGTGTTATTGCCAGTCGCCGTATCATGCAAAATTTTGTGAGGCCGCCAGAAAATTAGGTGGCTCGTGGGATTCTTCTCGCAAACAGTGGCGTTTTCAGGCTTTGCAAGAAAACCATGTGGTTGAAATTTGCCTTGATTTTTTTGGAGAATGTAACGGCCTGAAAAAATCCGACAGCATAACGCGGCGAGAAAATGCAAAAAAAGAGCGCGAATTGCTATTAAAGCGGCTCGGAGAATTAGAAAAGTATTTAAACAATCAGGAAATACAAGATGAATTATGCGATAACGACTGAATTAATGCAGCACCAAAAAGATGCAGTTGAAAAGCTCAAAGGCGTTAAAGTTGCTGCGTTATTTGCAGACATGGGCACGGGCAAGACGCTGACCGCTTTTGAATGGTTGCGCTTAAAGGCCAATAAAATCGAACGCGTTTTATATTTTTGTCCGGTATCGGTGAAAAGAACGATTGCAAGTCAGATTGAACAACATACAACCGCGACTTGTTATATTTTCGATGATAAAACGAAACAAGGCAAAATACCTGTGGCTGATTTTTATATCATTGGTATCGAAAGCATGAGCGACAGCAAGAGGGTGATTTTTGCGGCATTAGACTTATGTAACGATAAAACAGCGGTTGTTTGCGACGAATCGACCTATATAAAAAACCATTACGCAGGCCGGACTAGATGGATAACAGAGTGTGGTAAAAAAGCAAAATATCGCATGATTTTAACCGGCACGCCGATGAGCAACGGGTTTAAAGATATTTTTTCACAGATGTATTTTTTGTCGCCGTTGATTTTGGGGTATAACAGCTTTTTTAGTTTTGCTGCTAATCATCTTGAATACAGCGAAAAATATCCCGGCGTTGTGCGTAGGGCGCATGATACCGCGCTACTTGCTGAAAAAATGAAGCCGTATGTTTTTCAGATTAAAAAAGAAGATTGCCTAGAATTGCCGGTAAAAAGTCATTCGACGAGATATTATTCATTAACGCCGTTGCAAAAACAGGTTTATCAGGCACGAAAAGAAGAGTTTTTTGAATTAGTTTCAAATTATGAAGAAATTTGTTCAACCGCTATTTTTAATCTTTTTACTGATTTGCAGAAGATTTGTAGCGGTTATTGGCAAGACGGCAAGGAAACAATAAAGGCAGAACATGGCCGGATTGAGCTATTAAAAGAAATTATTGAAGAAATACCGGAAGATCAGAAAATAGTGATTTGGGCCAAGTATATGCACGATGTAGACGGCATTATAGCAATGTTGCGCAAAGAATACGGAAATGATTGTGCAAGTGAATACACTGGCAGAAAAAGCGAAAAAGAACGGGCAATCGAAGCCGAACGTTTTACAAAAGATAGACGCTTTTTTGTTGGCACACAGGCAACGGGCGGGCATGGATTGAATGAGCTTGTTTGCAGTAGTTATGCCATTTTTTATACCCAGAGTTTTAAATTTGGCGAAAGATTGCAAACGGAAGATCGGCAACACCGATTAGGGCAAAAAAATAATGTGCATTATGTGACAATAACGGCTACGAATAGTATCGACGAAAGAATTGAAAATTCACTTGCAAAAAAGGAGGATATTCTGTTATCATTCCAGCGAGAAATTGAAGAAATTAAGAAATTGAAGGGCAAATCGGATAAGAAGTTAAAAGAGGTTTTGAAAAAACTATGAGCAAGAAATATTTAATGCAAAATGTTTATGAGGCGGCATTAGAGCGCATAAACTATTTATATGACAATTTTAAGCCAGAAGAAATATGGCTTTCATTTTCTGGCGGTAAAGATAGCACCGTTTGCTATCACCTTATGCGCGAAGTCGCATTAAGTCGCGGAATAAATTATCTTAACACGCTTATAATCGACCTAGAAGGCCATTACAAACTTCATAACGATTTTTTGCTTGAACTGGCAAGTGATAAAGATTTTGAAATGCGCGGTTATTGGTTGTGCCTGCCATTTAATTTGAGTAATGCTAGTAGTTTTCACATGCCGAAATGGTTAGCATGGGATTCTGAAAAAAAATCAGAATGGATTCGGCCAATGCCGGAACATCAGTTAATTATAAATGAAAAAAATAACCCATTTGGTAATCATTTTCGAGTAGGCATGGAATTTGAAGAATTTATTATTGAATTTCCGAAGTTTCTGATAGAAAAACACGGGCTTGAAAAGGTTGCGCAAATAATCGGCATTAGAACACAAGAAAGTTTTAATCGTTTTTTAAAAATGCGGGTGCAGAAATTCAGAGAGTTTTACAACGGCAAGCAATGGATGTTAAAACAAAAATCAACAGGCCATAATACTTATAGCGTTCACCCTATTTACGATTGGGATGTTAAAGACGTTTGGAAGTATCTGTCTGATAAAAAATACAATGCAGTTTACGATAAAATGTATCTTGCCGGCTATCCGCTGTGCAGCATGAGAATTTGCCAACCATACGGTGAAGAACAGCGCGATAATATTGATTTATTTTGTAAAATAGAGCCAGAAACATGGGCAAGAATGACTAACAGAGTTTACGGCGCTAATTTCGCAAAACTGTATAAGGGTAAAAACATTATTAAAGGCCGGATTGAAAAGCCTGAAAATGTTTCTTGGCAAGAATGGGCGCGGCTAATACTTAAAACTATGCCGCCATTTTTGAGAGAGCATTATTTAAGGCGAATAAATGTTTTTTTGAGATGGTGGAGAAAAGAGATTTATAAAGACATTGAGCATGTTTATACCCAAGAATACGCAATCAATGAGGCATTAGATAGCGAAGGCGTTTACATTGTCCATATAAATGATGAGCATGAAAACGATACTAAAAAAGAGGTTCCAAGTTGGCGCAGAATTGCAAAGGTGCTTATAAAGGGAGATTATTTGTGCAAAAACCTAACATTTTCGGCCAATAAAGAAGAATATGAAAAATTAGAAAAATTGAAGGAGAAATACAAAAATTTATGAAAACTACTGAAATTTTTGATTTGATGAAAAAAGGTGTTCAAATTAGTGAAGAAGAAAAAAGAATTGCTTTTCCATGCCTTTTTGCTCAACTTGTGCCTATTGAAAAGGTAAGATTTAACGAATACAATCCTAACGCGGTTGCACCGCCAGAAATGAAGCTTTTGCAGCATAGCATTGAAGAAGATGGCTATACGCAGCCGATTGTAACGATTTATGATGCTGAAAATGATATTTATATCGTTGTTGATGGTGCCCACCGATATAAAAATGCGGCAGAAAAGTTCAAACTGCCAATGGTGCCTGTGGTTGTGATAAACAAGGCAATAAAAGACCGAATGGCAAGCACAATTAGGCATAACCGGGCGCGTGGAGAGCATAATGTAACACAGATGAGTAATATTGTTGCAGAGCTAATCATGCTAGGTTGGACTGATTGTGAAATCGGTAAACATCTTGGAATGAGCGCCGACGAGGTTTTACGACTTAAACAAAACACCGGAATTGCGGCTATTTTCAAAGATCACGAATTTTCTAAGGCATGGGAATAATTTTGCTTGCAATTATTTTCCCGTGGTGTTATATTAAATTTGTGCGAAATTAAAACGAGGTGTAAATATGAGTAAATTTGAAGTTGGCAAAACCTACTCGACCCGCAGTGTGTGCGACCACGAATGTATTTTCAGCTTTGAGGTGCTGAAAAGAACCGCAAAACAGCTTACCTTGAAATATCATAACGAGGTTTTCAAGCGCGGCATTTATCTTTATAACGGCGTAGAGCACTGCAAGCCGCTTGGTAGTTATTCAATGTGCCCGATTATCGAGGCTTAACCAACCAGCCCTGAGCACGGCATAAAAAGGCTCGAAAGAAAGGGAAAATAAAATGAACGAAAGAAATCCAGAATGGCCGAAACATGAAGCGGTTTATGATAAGTGCATGGAGTTGGCAAACAAAAACGCAGGGTCAGAAGCAACTCAATGGATTCATTTGGCAGATGCCGTAGAGGGCGGCACTATTAGCCCGATGGAAGCATACGACGCCATGCGGCTTGGTTATGTTACCGAAAACCTTAAAGTAAGAAAATCCAGATATTCACATTTAATTTGAGTATTATAATAATGTGTCCGTGGTGTGGCAAATTAGCGTTATGCAGCGCGTCCAAAGGTATTTGGTGTGCTAATTGCAAAAATGGAAAAAAATAAAAAGGATAATTTATGAAATTTGAACTTGACCGAAGTGAACTTCTCAACGCCGTAACAATCGCGGCAAAAGCAACGGCACAGAAAGGCGTTAGGCCCATTCTTGCCAATATTCTTATCGAGGCCGAAAGCGATAAAATTCGGCTTGTGGCGACCGATATGGAAGCCATGAGTATTATTGAGATTCCGGCTGATGTTTCAGTATGCGGTAAAATTACCGCACCCGCGAAACTGCTTCAGGAATTGCTTTCAAACCTGCCGGGGGACTCTCTTTTCCCGGTTGAAGTTTCGGCAGACCCGCAGAAAGATGAGATTGATTTTTCGATGGGCAAGAGCCGTTTTTCGATTCGCGGGCTTAATGCTGAGGATTTCCCGCCGGTGCCCGTGCTTTCTGAAAATATGACAAAAATTAAATCGGCTGAGTTCGCAAAAGCACTTAAACGCGCCTCAACCGCCGCTTCTTTTGAAGATGCAAACCCGGTGCAGCGTGCCGTGTTGATTGATTTTACCGATATGCCCGTTGCCGTTGCTACCGACAGCAAGCGCCTTGCTATTGCCGAAATGACTTTAACCGTGCCCGAAGAAATCAAAAAACAATTTATTGTACCGATTAAAGCGGCTAACGATGTTTCAGCCATGATTACCGGCTCTGACGCCTTTGAATTTGGCACGTTTAAAGAGCAGCTTGTTTTCAAAAAAGACAATATAACGCTTGTTTCAAGGGCTATTGACGGGCGTTTCCCGGATTACAAGCGGGTTCTGCCGAAGGATTCACCGAATACCGTAAAGTTTATGCGCAAAGAGCTTTCACAGGCCATTAAATCGGTTACGCCGATTGCCCGCGACAAATCGAATCTTGTGCATTTTGACTTTTCGCATGATAGTGTGAAAATATGGGCAAATAACGATCTACAGAACAAAGCCGAAACCGAAATTGATTGCAAATTCGACGGTGTGCCTCTGAATATCGCTTTCAATGCCGGCTTTATTGCTAAGTTTCTTGAAGTGGTCGGAACCGATGAAGTTTTGCTGAAAATGTCGAGCCCAAGTTATCCCGGCGTTTTTGAAAGTGTTGGCGATGATGAGCCTTTCAAGACAATAATTATGCCAATGAGTTATTGATTTAATCGCCCTGAGCATGGCAAAAAACTGCTTGCTTTTTTCTTTTTATGGTGTTATGATAACAAAAATTTACAAAAGAGGTTAAAAATGTCAATTCAACAAAAATTATTGCAGTTAAAAGAAGATGGTCAGGATTATGAATTTTACCCCACAACCAATGAAATTCTTGCAGTCCTTGAAAAAGACCTGCTGAAAGTTGGCCTTGCTGACGGTGCCGGACGCTATTGGCGCAATGACACCGAAGGCTTTTCAGTCAATACAAATTATGAAAAGAATCAACCGATTCATACGCTTAACGTGCAGAGTTTCCTAGATGTGGGCATCGGTGACGGTCGTGTTATTGACTACCTTTTCGGCCACGGCAGCCAGAAAATTAACATCAAAAACAAGCTAGGTATTGAGCTTGCGCGGGCACAGGCAGATGATTTAATCAGGCGCGGTATCGGCATTATCGGGCGTGATTACTTTGAAACCGTGCTTATTGACAAGCAATACACGGTTGTTTTTTCAAACCCGCCGTATTCTATTTTCACCGAATGGTGTATCAAGTTGCTGAAAGAGGTAAACGCAGCTGTTATCTACCTTGTTTTGCCTGAAAGATGGAAAGATGACAGCGCCCTGAAGCAGCTCGCAGAAAGCAAGGGCGATGTTGAAATTATCGGCAGCTTTGACTTTTTGCACGCCGACCGACCGGCCCGCGCAAAGGTTGATTTAATCAGAATCCACCGTAAAAACAGAGAGAAAAAAGATAGCTTTGAAGCGTGGATTGAAGAAAATATAGGCAAATTTGAAGTCGCCGAAGAAGTGCCGGAAATGGCAGAAGAAGCCGAAGAAAAGCGCGATAACGTAGAAGAACGCAGCGCCGATAAAATTAGAGTGCTTGTAGAAAACTACCGCGCCGATATGCAGCACATGATGACAACTTTTCAGGCGCTTGGCAAGATTGATTTTAAACTATTGGCACAGCTCAAGCTTGATAAAAAAGGCATTATTGAGGTTGTCAGAAGCGATATTAAAAGCCTTAAAAATCGCTATTGGCAGGCAGCTTTTGATTTGCTGAAGCCGATTAACAGTCGCCTGACTTACAAAACCCGTGAGAAAATGCTGACAGACATTAAGTGGTTTGCAGACCTTGACTTTTCAGAAGCAAACTTGTATTCGATTATGGTTTGGGTTATTGAAAACGGCAATAAGCACATCAAAGACCAGCTTTTGCAGGTTTACGAAGATTTAACCAACTTTGAGGGCGTGCGGGCCTATAAAAGCAATGATAGATGGATTAACGACCATTGGCGTTATGGCAAAACGGGGCTACCCTCCAAATATTCGCTTGACTACCGGCTTGTAGTCAGCATTGGCTATCGTTTCAGCAAATACGAATGGGATAAAATGAATAACGCCATTGCGGACTTGGCCGTAGTTGCCGATACTCTTGGCTTTAAAAACAAGGGCGTAAGTAATTTTGAAAAAGACGGCAAGGCAAAATACTGCTATGCAGACGATGACACAGTGCTTTTTGAATACAAATGCTATCAAAACAATAACGTGCATTTTAAGCTGAAAAAAGAGTTGCAGCAGGCTTTGAATATTGAGGCAGGCAAGCTGCATGGTTGGCTGAAAAACCCGGCTGATATTGTGAGTGAGTTTGAAGTAACGCAAGAGCAGGCCGAAAAATGGTTTACAGGCGGCAGTTTGCAGTTACTTGGCAAAAATAGCCCGCTTTTAATCGGATTTACAGGAGAAAACAAATGAGAAAAGAAACCCTAAACAAAGCAATTCAAGAAGCCCGCCGATTTATCAAATTGGCCGAAATATCGGTTGATGAGATAAAAGAACATCAGATGCAAATTGAACGCAGCGGCCCCGGTTATCGTCGCAGAGACGAGCCGAAGCCCTCTCGTAAATTCGCAGCCGCAAAACGTGCAAGTCTTGATTTGTCGGCTGTTTTGGTGGAGTTAAGAAAATGCTAACAACATGCCACAGTTGCGGAAACCGTGAACAGTGCCGAAAACGCGCAACACAGAATCAGGTTAAAAACTATTGCAAGGGCAAGGAATTACCTACACTTTTTAATAAGTGTAGGGGTTATGTTTCGCGCTTTATGAAAAAGACAAAAAAGGAGTTTGAACCGTGGTTATAAGAGGCTTATCGGGCTTTGGCGATGCAATTTATATCGAGCCGCTTGTCAGAAAAGAAGCATTAAAAGGCAATATAACGTTGCTTTCAAACTACCCTGATATTTTTGCACACCTGCCGGTAAAGGTTGAAAAATTTAACCGCGAAAGAAAATGCGACAAGGTCTTCTCTTATCTGGAAGGCAAGGCCAATGAAAACACCACGCAGCTTGCAGACATGGGGTATGGTTGCGTCGATGACTTTGCTATCGAATGTAAACCCATTGCGATACTTGCGGCAGGTTATAAGGGCATGTCAAGCTATAAGGAATTTATACCCGACAAGGCCATAATGCAGCGAATTATCGACGATTTATGCTCAAGCGGGTATAGCGTGCTGCATATCACCAACAAATCAATCGAAAAGTATGATAATGTGATTGAAATTGAAAGTCAGAGCTACTTTGAAACGGTGGCTTTGTTTAAAGGTGCGGATTTAATTGTGTGTCAGCAAGGTTGGGGAACTGCATTGGCTGAAGGCTTGAATAAAAAATGTTTGGTGTTTTTTTCAGACAAAATCAGAAAATGTATGATAGAATTCGTAAGACAGATTACGCCCTCAAAAGTCTGCTGCAAATCATCAACTAGATTCGTTTGGGATAACGAATACAAAGGACTTTCAGATGCGCTTAAATGAAGATTGTGTTGCTGATTTTTTCAATAATAAATCTGTTGTAATTTTAGGCAGCGCCCCGTGTGTCCTGAACGTGTCGGCAGAAGAATTAGAACAGTTCGACGTAATTGTGAGAGTGAATAACTACGCCCATTTTAACGCCTGCCGCCGCGTAGACGTTTATTATTCATTCTTTGGGCGATCTATCAAGGGCATTGAAGAAAAAATCAGGCGCGATAACCCGGCTTTTTTGTTTTTCAAATACCCTTTCGATTTTATTTTTAATAAACACACAAAAGGTCGTGAAATAGCTGGCAAAAGCGGTGATTTTCGATATGTTCAGCGGCTTAGAAAAGAGATTCTGCAGAATACAAAGCATTTTGCACAAACGCCCGCCAATTTCATCAGTAGCTTTTGTGCAATCGGCAGCATACCGACAACGGGCGTGAGTGCTATTCTTGATATAATCCGATATCAACCATCAGAACTTGCTATTGCGGGTTTTGATTTTTTCAAGAGCAAAAAGCACAATATAAACGAAACTTGGCACCCGAAAGACGGCAATGGGCACGACTTTGAAACCGAAGAAGTGGTAGTTTCTGATTTAATTGCAAATAAGCTTGTAAAGAACCTGACAGGAGAAAAATATAATGCGTGAATCGCTGAAAATGGCAGTTAAAACTTTTGAAGATAGGCCGGTGGTAGCGGTTGAGTTGGGCGTAGCAGCCGGGGCAAACGCTCAAAAGATTTTTGATAATCTGAATATTAAAAAACTAGCCCTGATTGATAACTGGAACCCAGCATACAACGAAAATTGCCTTGATTGGCTAGAAGAAACTAAGCGGCGTTTTGAAGGCCGCGAAAATGTAGAAATCATCAGGCATGAGGCGATTAGTGCTGCAAATCTGTTTGATAATAATTCAATCGACTATCTTTATATCGACGACAACCATGCCCCGATGCACGTTTATAAAGAGCTTTCGGCATGGTATGACAAAGTAAAATCGGGCGGCATTATCGCGGGTCACGACTGGGCCGACAATGGCAGGGCAAGCGCCGGGATTATTCAGTTCTGCACAGAGCGCGGAATATCGTATTCTTACGCACAAAATCAGGGCGAACAGGTTGCAGATTGGTGGTTTTTCAAATGAATGAAACAAGTAAATTGATTGAAAAGCGCATAAAACTAGGTATTTATGATAAGTATTTTGTTGGCAACGGCCTTGAAATTGGCGGCTGGAATGACCCATTGATTATAGACGGCAAGCCAATAACACAGCATACTTTGCCCGATGGGAGTAGCCACAAGCTGCCGTTTGCTGATAACTCTTTCGATTTTATTTATGCCTCGCATGTTCTTGAGCATTTCATAAGCCCGAAAACGGTATTGCGTGAATGGTTGCGAGTGGCGCGGAATTATGTTTATTTCGCCGTGCCGGATTTTTACCTTTACGAAAAAGGCATCTGGCCGTCGAAGTTCAATAAAAATCACATTTCGCGGTTCGATATGCAAACCATGCAAGAGCTTTTAAGCGATTTAAGCGATGTTTGCACGATTGAATTTTGCAGAATCGAAGATAACAAATATGATTATACGGCAAACCCGCAGCTAGACCAGACTAGAATGGGTGCCAGCGCACAAATTGAAGTTTGTTTAAAAAAGTGCTAATGTTTTTAGGGCAAAATGCAGATATATATTGAGGAACGAAATAAAACAAAAAGAGGCAAACAAATGAAAGATGTTTTTCTTGTGGTGGCGGCGATTTTAATGACATTGGCGATGCTTGCAGCAACGGCTGAACATAATGCGCGGGCGGCTGAATTGGCGAGCGTAGAGCGCATTGAAACGATAACCAATGCAATAACCGATGATGTGGTGAGTAACGCGCTTGAAAACTTGAGCGATGAAGAATTAACGGAGGTGATGGGGCTATGAAATACACAAAAGAAGTAATCAACAAACTTACGACTGAATGGTTGAATGGCGAAAGAGATAAGGCAAGGCGGGCATGGAAGCGGCTTTTAAAAGATGTGAAAAATAAATAAAAAAAATACTTGCAATTTTATTTTGAATGGTTTATATTTAAATCATGCGCAGGGGCGCGAAATTAAAAAGAGGTGGAAAAAATGAAAAAAGCACTCGTAACTATCAAAAGACCTGATGGCAGTATTGAAACTCTTGATGTAACTGCCAAATTTGGCACCATGAGTCAGACTCTTGCCGATAAGATTAACGAAAACACTAAGGCCGCAGGTCGCGGTGAAGTGATTAGTTGGAGCTACGAAGCTCCAGAATACAAAATGACCGAAAACGACAAAGCCAATAAAGAATACGACCGCAGCCGCGCTGCAACTTTAAAGGCGCTTAACGCATGAAAACAACCACCAACAAAACCGAAGGCCGCCTCTACGCGGGGGCAATCCCGCAAGGCGCTGAAATTATTGGCACCGTAGAGCGTTCATTTGCAGACAAAGGCGCTCTTGTGAAACTGGCTAGCGGCGTTGTCGTGCAGATGAACGCCGGAGTTATTAGAAACTTACCAGAAATAAAGGAATAAAAATGTTAAACGAAATAGAATTACCATCAGGCAGAATTAGCGTTACCGCCTTCGACTTTGAAGGCAACGCAAAAGAGGCAATCGACAACGCCGAAAAGTTTAATCTTGAAACTGAAACGCCGGGCTTTTCGGATTATGAATTTTCCGAAACAATCACACGCGGTTATTTTAGCTTTGTCGAACCTTACGAAACTGAAAACATCGTTGACGGCATAACCGTTTCAGAAGCCAAGAAGCGCATTAAAACGGCAGAATTTGCAATCAGCAATGGCTTTCTTTTCGCATGGGGCGCAAGTTCGGCAATTAAACTGCTTGGCAGCTTTATTAACAACGATTTTGCTACCGCCAATCGAATTAGCTTTGAGTTTGAAGATTTGCATAATCTTCAGAGCCGTTTTGAGCTTTGCAAAAGTGTTAAAGTCAAAAACCCAAAAGAAAACCCTGTTAAAACCGTTAGCATGGCGGGAAAACTTGATACTTATTCGGAATATAATTGCCTTGACGCCCGCAACCATGAGCTGAAATCGGTGTCAGGCGTGCTGAATATGCCGATTGGCAAGGCTAATGTAACGGCAAACGACAAGGGTGTGATTAAGGTTGCCATGAAAGGCGCGACGGTTCTGCCGGTCGATGCGCTTGTTTGGCTGATTCGCTTGATTCATAACGCGGAATGATGTATAATAACTGGCCTGCAAGGTTGCCCGCCTGAAAGTATGCTGGCTAACGGTCGGCGCGTGAGGTTCAAGCCCTCAGCAGATAATAAGAGCTTAGCACCCATGCGGTGTTGTAGTAACGGGCGCGTCGTGGTAATTGTGCATACGCGGCGCGTCTTGCAAGCCTCAAAAGGTGGCGAAAGCTACTGATTGAGAACGTGCTAGAGCGGTTATGAAGCGGTGCAGCCCCTCACTGCAAATTCTAGCGATGGGGCACTAGCGGCGGTGGTGAAATGGCATACACAAGTGACTTAAAATCACTCAGCCGAAAGGCTATGGGGGTTCGATTCCCCCGCGCCGCAGTGGAGTCAGACGACACTCTGACGCAGCTTGTTTGCGCTGGCAACTGAAGCAAACGCTTTCGAGATGGGAAGTAAGTTAAGAGCTGATGGCCCAAAAACACAAAAGAGGCAGAAATGAAACGACAAAACAGAGTTAATCCAAGAACCAAGAAGGCGGTGGCATCCATTCTGAAGGTGCTTTCTTATGAGCACTTCACAACAAAAAAAGTGCTAATCGAAGATAGCGACACAAGCCTTGAGTCGGTTGCCGCCTGCATGGGCTTTTTGGTGGCCCGTGAAGAAGCCGAAATCATCAAGGTGAAAATAAACCCCGGCAAAGGTCGCGCACAGGTGGCCTATAGGTTGTTATGAAAAAGTTTGCAATCGAAAAGAAGCTGATAAAGCCGATGTTTGCAAGCGAATACACAACCGAATTAGGCTGGATATCATTGCCGGAAATGGGTTGCGTGTTTAATTATTGGCACTTGCACGCGAAATATAAGACCGAAAAAAGCCGCGATACTGCTTTTGCGGCGTTGGTGGCAAAATGCGGGTTATTTGAGTATCGGAAAAAAGATTTATAAATAAACTTGCAATCCCTATTAAAATAGGCTATAATCAACCCAAGAAAGGAGGAACCATGCAAAAATACACGGTGAAAAATCGCGGCCTTGATTTGATTTTTAACGGTGATTTGCTTGCGCATAAAAGCAGTAAATCGCCGGTAAATGCCGATGCAGGCCGCTGGACAGAGTTTTTTATTTATTACACGGATAAAGAAAACTTCGTGGTTGATGTGGTCAGTGTTTGGGCTGATGGTAGCCGTAAGAATCGCAGCTTTGTTTGTCAGAACTTTTGGGAAGTTGCGGAATGTCTGAAACACAAAGAATACGGCACGCTTAGTTTTACCGCTCAAAAGGCGTATAATCAGGCGCTTATATTAGCAGAGCAGAGCGGGCTTGTTGAGCCGGGGCTGTATTTCATTGATTTTACAAGCCACGATGTAAAACACAACCGTTTCGGCGCGAGGCCGGGAGATTATGATTTTTCCGAAGATTGAAAAGAGGTAAAAAATGGGCGATAAAGAATATTTTGCAAAAAAGGCGGTCAGTCAAAGCACGTTAAAACTGCTTAGACGCTCGCCCGCACATGCAAAATACGCAATGGACAACCCAAAATCGCCAAGCGCGGCAATGCAGTTAGGAACCTGTTTACATGCGATTGTGCTTGAGAATAAAACCGTTTTTGCTGTGTTGCCTGAATCGGCAAAAGGTAATAGCAATGCGGCGAAGCTGATTAAGGCCAATTTTGCACTTGAGAACGCCGATAAAATAGTATTGAGTGCCGATGATGCAGAAGCAGTTAAGGCAATGGCCGAAAGCGTGAAGGCACACCCGGCAGCAAGCAAACTGCTGGCTTTGATGCTTGAAGCCGAAAAAGAAATCGAATGGCAAGAAAATAACTTGCAAATGAAAGGAAAAATAGATGGACTTTTGCCTTTCGGCGTGCTAGACTTAAAAACTACAACCAGCGCCGAAATGAAAGAGTTTGAGAAAAGTATTTTCAAGTTTGGTTATCACATTCAGGCCGCGCATTACCTTTACGGGGCCGCTGCGAATGAATTACCGGCTGAAAACTTTTACATTATCGCGGTTGAGAATGAGCCGCCATACTGCACGGCGGTATTCGTGATTGACCATGAATCTATAGAAGCGGGAGAAAAAGAAAGGCAAAAACTGATTAAATTGTATAAAGAATGTTCAGAATCCGGTATCTGGCCGGGTTACTCAGACAAAATTCAAGCTGTGAAACTGCCCTATTGGGCTTTGAAACTAATAAACGAGGGAGAAAACGACGATGACTACTGAAACCAAAAACGAAAACAACACGCAGATGATGACCATGACCGGCAATGATGCCATGATGCAGACTTTGCTTAATGTGCCAGTATTTGAGCAGATGCAGCGGGCGGCAACGCTTTTTAGCAAAAGCGGTCTTGTGCCAAAGAACTTTGAAAACAACCCGGCAGCGTGCTTTGTAGGTTTGCAGCTTGCGGCACAGTTGGGCGTGAACCCATTCATGCTGTTTCAGAAAATCTACAATATCGGCGGCAAAATCGGTATTGAAGCTCAGGTTGCCATTGCAATCGCCAATCAGCGCGGCGTTTTTGAAGGCCCGATTGAGCATAAATTCAGCGGGCAGGGCGATACTCGAAGCTGCACCGCTACGGCGATTCTTGCCAAGAGTAAAAAGCCGGTTAGCCTCACAATCGACTGGCAGACCGTAAACGCCGAAGGTTGGAACAAAAAGGGCGGCTCAAAGTGGCTGACCATGCCCGACCAGATGTTCAGATACCGCTCAAGCCTTTGGCTGATTCGCACCTACGCGCCTGAGTGCCTTATGGGGCTTAACTCGCTCGATGAGATTGAAGATATGCAGGTTATCAACGTGACGCCGACCAAAGTCACAACCGAAGCCATTAACAATGCGGTAGATGCGGCTTTTGCCGAAAAACACGCAGAACCGGAAAAGCCGGAAGAAACAGCAGACCCACGCGCCGCCCTGCTTGCCGAAATCGAAGAACTGAAAACAAAAGCCGGACTCAAGCCTGAATTTGCCGAAAGAACTATCAAAACTCTGCTTGGCGATGCGTCAGAAAAGACAACCGCCGAACTGCTTGCCGCGCTGCCAGAAAGCCGCCTGAATGATGTAATAAAAGGCTTGCAGGGTATCGTTGAAGCCAAAGAAAAAGCGAAAAGATAAGAAAGGAAAAGGGCGGGGTAACACCCGCCCGTTAATACCATGACAGACCTTGAACAGAAAATACTTGATTTACTTTCAGAAGACCATTACATGACGAAAAATCTGATTATGCAGAAAACCGGCAAAGGCAGAACGGCGATTAAAAGCGCTCTGAATATGCTGCATGAGGCCGATTTGGTTGATACGGTGCTAGTCAGAGCGACGCCGCATTGTGGCAAGCCTGAGATTGCTTACCTGAAACTATGCTAGACGAAATAAACCCGAAAACAAAAGCGTTTTACGATGTTTGCAATAAATATTTGCAGGCGTTAATCAAGTTGGCAGACGCGCCAACGGCTGAGAACAAAGCCGCCGCCGATATTGCGGGGGCAGAATGGGATAAACAAGGTGGATAATATTTACGCCTACGGGCTACGCGCAAGGCCGCTTGATATTGGCACAGTGCCGCGTGATTATTGCGGTTTTGATACGAGTTATAGAAATGAAAAAAGCCGCATCAGGCATGGCGTTGTGTTTTACAAGCGGCAGCTAACTCAAAAAGAAATTGCAGATTTTGAATTGATTTTGATTGATATTAACGAACTGAAAGAGTATAATACCGATACTTGGAATTGAAAGGGGTTTAAATGGCTAGTTTGAATAAAGTATTTTTGATGGGTAATCTAACCCGCGACCCGGAGTTGAAGCATACCGGGCAGGGCAATTCTGTTTGCAATTTCAGTATTGCGGTTAATCGTAAATATAAACAGGGTGAGGAATGGAAAACAGAAGTTGCATTTTTTAATGTTGTCGTATGGGGCAAATCGGGTGAGAATTGCGCAAAATATCTGACAAAAGGCAAATCGGTGCTTGTCGAAGGCAGGCTTAACAACCGCTCATGGGAGGCGCAGGACGGCACCAAACGCAGCGCAACCGATATTGTTGCCGATAATGTGCAGTTTTTGAGCGGAAAGAGCGAAGGCGGCAATAGTGGTTATGATAACGGCTCAGACTTCGCACCGACAGCCGATGAAGATAGTCCGGTGCCCTTCTAACCATGAATTCACGCGGTAGACCTGAAAAAGCAAAGCCTTTCAAGAAAGTGCTTTTTGCGAACAGTTCAGATCTCGACTACCGGCTTATAACCCCGGAGGCGGCTTTGGAATTGTTTAAAACGATGTCAGAGCGCCTCTGGACTTATAAGCGCCTTGCAGATTTGCTGGATAAGCCAAAAGCCGAAGCCATGCAGATTATGAATGATTTGGTTCATTATGGCCTTATGCGTTTTATCGGCAAACAGGGCAAAATATCGGTATTTGAGCGATTTATGAACGAAACGGAGCCATTTTGAGCAGGAATAAAACTGGCGCGAAAAAATGTATTATCGACGGCATAAGGTTTGATTCTAAGGCCGAAGGCGCACGGTATCAGATGTTAAGGCGCAAAGAAAAAGCCGGGCTGATAAAAAATCTTGAGTTGCAGAAAAAGTATGATTTATGCGTTAATGGCCTGAAAGTTTGCAGCTATATCGCAGATTTTGTTTATGAGCATCGCGGCAAAACGATTGTCGAAGATGTTAAAGGCATGATACCGGCAGCGTTTAAGCTGAAATTTAAGTTGATGTATGCTTGTCATGGTATTGAATTGCTGATAACTCAGGCTGTTTACGCGACACGCGGCGGCGTTAGTTATATAACGGGCTTTAAGGTTAATGACACGCTGAGATTGCCTACAAAGCCGAAAGAAAAGGGTATAAAAAGTGAAAAAAGAAAAACTAAGCAAAAAAGCACAGGCGCAAGTCGAAGAATTGAAACTAAGGCGAGTTAAGCTTTGGAAAATTTACCATGAACTACCGGAAGATGACGAGCGCCGCGCAAAGGTGAAAGAGGTCGCGCAAGGCATTTACGACGGCCTTGTTAAAATCGGGGTTGAGCCATGAGCCAAGCCGAAGCAGTAGCCAATCATCAGCAATGGCAGCAAAATAAAGAATTTTTCGAGCGCAAACTAACGCAATACCGTTATGAACTTAACGGCAAGACCGATGATTGCATGATTATCTTTTTCGACGCCAAAACGGGCGCGTATAATCTTGAAATAAACTCGCCGAATGTAACTCGGGTGCAGGCTATCGGCTTGTTAGAGGTTTTAAAAGCCTCTCTGATGCCAAAAAACTAATCTTTTTTGTCGTGTTTGCCGCATGAGCCGCACAAAGCGCCGTCTTGCATTTCGTCGAAGCGCTCTTGCGCCTGCAATCTCTCAAGTTGAAAGAACGCTGCTCCATCTTCGGAGTGGCGTTTTATATGTATATCTGTTAGCAGATTTGCGCGTGATTCTGTAAGTAAAAAGCGCTTTTCAAAAACTTCGACAACCCGGTTAGTTTGATTATTGCTCTTGCGCGTTTGAAAATAGGCCCAAATTGCAAAAATAAACACGCAAAGAATCATAAAAGCTAATGTTATCACAACTACTTTTTCAGGAAATGCCATGAGCGCGAAATAAGCGCCGAAGCTTGATAATACTTTGATGAGGGTTTCGACAGAAAAAGCGTCTTTCATTGGCAAACTCCTTATTTTATCTACCTTCATCATAGCATAAAAATCTTTTTTCTAAAAATTAAAAAATAATGCTTGTTTTTTATTTTTACATAGTTTATATTTAATCTTGTGAGCGAAATTCAAAAACGAGGTAAAAGTATGAAAAATCTTGAAACTTTAAACAAAATGATTGAAACCCTTGCCAAGTTCGCAAGAATTGGCAAAGATACAGAGCAGACCCGCCGTCTTGCTCGCAATCTCAACGAGCTTGCATGGCTTGTTGAAAACCGCAAGCTTGATGAAAGTCTGCTTGCACCGGTGATTGCAAAACAGTCTTTGCAGTCTTGTATTGATTCGGCAGTCAAACTTCTTGCCGATGCCGAAAAACTTCAACTCGATCTAAACCTTAGCAGAGCGCCAAGAACTCTAGCTGACGAAGTTCGGGAAGCCGAAGCTTGTAAATGGCAGGAAGATATTTGAAAGGTTGCCCCGATGGGCGGCGGCGATGTTTTTCTGGCAGACCTCGATTAATCATAGAAACCTGAGCAAGTTTTAAAAAGGCTTAAAATATTTTAAAAAATTACTTGCAATTTAAAAACTTGCATGGTAATATAAAAACATGAGCTTGAAGCTCAAAATTAAAAAAAGAGGTGTTTTATGGAAATTCGCAACCTGACCCCCCACATTCTGAATCTTATCTCTGTTGACGGCTCTACCGTCAACATTCAGCCTTCTGGCACAGTTGCCCGTGTTTCTGCAAAAACAGAAACTGTTGGCAACGTAAACGGTATCGCCGTTACCAAGTCGGTATTCGGCGATGTTATCGACCTGCCCGCCGCAGTCGATGGCGTTGTATTGGTCGTCAGCCGTATGGTCAAAGACCGCGTTGCCGACCGCGCCGACGTAATGGTGCCCGGCGCACCCGTTAGAAATGCCGACGGCCAAATAATCGGCGCTAACGGCCTGAGCCTTTGATTAACCGCCCGGCTCTGAAAATGAGCCGGGCTTTTTTACATAGGAGTTTTTATGAAAATGAATGACCATGTTATCACCCTGCACGGTGAGGGTAAAATAGTCGCCGTAGAGAATCAAAAAGGCGTTGTTAAATACGGTGTCCTGCACGAAAAGTTGAATTTTAAACTACCGAAGGGCTACGCGGCAGACGATATTATTTATTATACAGAGGGAGAATTGAAACATGATTAAGCATACAGAAGGTGAATGGATTGCCTTTAATCCAGATATTAAAGATAAAGGCGTCGATAAAAAGTATTTTTACGTTCATGCTGCGGGCGGCTTTTACAACCCGCAAACCGGCGACGGCTTCGGCCTTGTCGGTTTTATGCAGCGCGGCGACGCGGTTCTGCTTGCCAATGCAAAGAAAATGTATGGCATGCTGCAAAAGCTGACTAATGCGGCGCATGAACGCACTATTGCCGAAGCACTCGACGAGGCCGATACCCTTCTTGAAGAAATGGAGGCGCAAGCAAATGAAGAATCTTAACGCCATCTTGAATATTCTTTGTGGTTGTGCTATGCTGCAGATTGCAGACTGCTTTGAAGTTTTGGGTATTTCAAGTTGCGATGAGTGCCCGAAAAAAGCAGATTGCAAAGTTAAATGGGCGGTTGAAAAGGCTGCTGAAATTGAAAGGGGAAATTGTGGATAAAATCAAAGTAAAACTGCTTAACGTGACGCCTGTAGAAGTTGTTAATCAGGCAATCGCGCAACCTTACGATTCAGAGCCAAGTTTCGAGCTAACACGCAAGGTTATCAGCGTTAAAAAACATCTTTCTTGCGCCGAACATATCGTGCTTAATTTTCACATCGAAGGCACAAGCCGCGCTGAACTGCAAGAACACATGCGGCATCGAATGGCAAGCCCAACCGTAAAGTCAACGCGCTTTTGTCTTGGCAAAATGATACTCGAGAATGATTTGGGTATGATTTTTTTTACTCCTGATACAAGTCACATTTCTATAGATTTGGCGGCGCGTTATTTGGCAAAAAAAGCCCTTATTGAACGAATTGTTTATGATGCTATTGCAGAATTAAAACCCGAAGGCGTTCCGAATGACTTGCTGAAATATCTGCTACCAGAATCGACACGCACAGCCTTTTCATGGTCGATTAACCTGCGGTCGTTTATTAACTTTCTTGAGTTGAGAACCGCGCCGAACGCTTTAAATGAAATTCGGCATGTAGCAAAAATGACGAGAGAGGAGATAAGAATTAACGACTTTGCAAGATACGTCGATATACTGCTTTTGGAAATGGGTATGTAATGCAATAGCGTGCCCGTGGTTGCGTTTGTTTTGATTTTACCGGGTATGTTTATGCCCGAAGTGTTTAAAACGCTTATACGGCGTTTAAATTAAATTAGGGGATATTTATGACTTTCGACGAAATGTTCTGCGACCTTATTAACCGGATTAACGGTTATAAAATCTCTCAGCAGCAGGCTTTCGGGCTTGTTTCAACCGTGAAAGAGCAGATTGCCGCGCACCTTGCGGAAAACCTGAAAAATCAGGCGGTTGTTGAAAATTGGCAGAAAACGGTTGAGGAATACGCGCCGAAAACGGGTGATTTGCCGTTTGTTGAAGCGGTGGAGGATAATTAAAAAAGAGCCGGGGCATAACAACCCCGGCCTTTTTATTTATTCGCGATAACCGCGCCAAGAATCAGCATAAACAAGATATTTTTTGCCTTATCTTTGCGCCTTAACCGCTTCAATGATGTTTTCGCATTGCTCAATGACTTGGATTGCTCTGTCAGCATCGTTTGCTGATTGCTCAATCTCAATATAAACGTGTTCGATTCGCTTTCTGCTTTTTCCAACTTGGCTTCTGATACTTTTAATTCCTGCGCCGTGGCTTGCAATGCTTGTTTGTAGCTGTCTAGTTTCAGACGCAAGCTGATTGTTAATTCTTTGAGCGTTGTCAAGTTCGCGCTCAAGCTGCTTATCTGCGCCCCGGTAATAGTATATGATTCCCGCGCAAACAACGGCGATGCAGATAATACCCACAAAAACACCGAAATAATCAGTATTTTTTTCATTCACTTTTTGCCTCTGCTTCTGTTTCGACGATTGCCGAAGCCGCGCCGGTAAATGATTTAACATTGAGCCACTTATCAATCAGCCGCATTGACGAGCTTGAGGCCGCCGAAAGAATGGCGAAAAGCTCATAATTAAACTTTTCCGGGTTGTAAATCGCCGTCCAGATTGAAATAAACACAAAAAGCGCATAACCAATGAATGAAAGCAGCTTTGTGCTGCTGAGAATCCCATCAGCGCCAAGAAACATGCCGAAAATACTTTTAAAAAATGCTCGCATTATTTTTACTCCTTATATTTGCGCGGGTTATCGCAATCACCGCAGTATTCAATACCATCTATCAAATAGATTAAGCCACCGCACTCGCATAGGTCAAGTTTTGCGGCCAATGCAACCACAAGCCTTTCGGCAAGGTATTTTTTCTTTTCTTCTCTTTGTTCTTCGTTATGTTTCACCCCGCTTTCTTTCTTAATATCGTGCTTTGATGCGCGTTTAAGATGTTTCAGCTTGATCGCCCCTTTTTATCAAATATCGGCCATAAAACTATGCAGCCTCAATAACCATTGTAAAGCCTTCAGGCGCAAAATGCAAAAGTTTTTCAAGGGTAACTTTACTTGATGTAATGTCGATTTGCCCGTCGCCGTTGATGTCTGAGAACCGCTTGCCGACAAGTATGCAGCCAGTAGAGTCTTTGGCGTAGTTTCCGAAATGAATCAGAATATAATCGCGCAAAAGAACATCTTGCACGTGATAATGATTGCCATATTTCGGCGATTTGCGCGGCGTAACCTTGTAAACGCCTGCCGGTATGCAACTAACCTGCCTTTCGTTATTTCGCCAAGGCGGTTCAAGTGTTACAAACTCAAATACCTTTTTATCGCAATCGTAAAGCGTGCCAGTGCCCAAAGTCTGCCGCCCATCGTCTGAAAGTCGTTTAATTACTAGTTTTTTCATTAGCTTACTATCCTTTCATACCACGCCTCAAAAGTAGCACCCATTGATGTTTCACCTGCACCTAGCGGCGTTATAACTCTAACCTCAATATCGGTTTTTTCGGGAATATCTAGCGGAATATTGAAGCGCACAACATCGTCACCAGAAAACAAATACGCACGGTATCTAATACGCCACGGGTAAAGAATGCCGCCGAAGCGTGATTTAAAGCATAATAACCGGCATTATCGCGCAAGTAAACTTCAACCGTGTCTATTATAGCGTTTTTCAGTTCCCATGCTTTAACTGTCATTTTTTACCCCGAAAAAGATTTTCATGCGTTCCCATAAAATGCGCCAAACATTAGCTTTATAAGGCACCATCGCGCAATTCGGAAAGCCTTTAATGAAATAATCTTTGAACTGTTTATGCGTTAACATTCGCGGCTTTTCGGTATCACCCCAAAAGACCTCTATAGTGCCAAATTCAGGCCGGTTCGCGCCTAAAACAATCCAGTGTTGCGATAGCGTCGGGCTTTGCGGGTTATGAATCAGGCAACATGTTTTGCCGGGTTGATACTTGCCCGTTAAAATATCGGTTAAAGTTATATTCTTTTTCCAATAGCCAAGGCTGATTAGCGCCCGATAAACATTGTAGGGGTTGCCGAAAATGGGGTTCTCAAGCCCCTGCGGTAATTTGCGCCAATCAAGCGCCGCCTTTGCATCTTCATAGCTTATTTGCAGGGCGGTTGCAAGCATCGCAACTTCGCAGTCGGTCTGGCCGCGCATTAGAACTATGTTCATATTTTACGCCTTTCTTATGCCAAAAAAGCCGGTTTGCACCGGCAAAAATGGGGATATTGTGGAGGGGAGAAAACGCAATATCCTTTATGGTTTAATTAGGGCAGCTTTGGTTCAGTCTCTACAAGCTCCATTTCAGGCTTTGGCTCATTTTCAGCAACCATTGTGATAAACTTGCCGACAACAAATTCGGGGTTATAGTTCATGCAACCCTCATTGAACGGACATGACCACGGCTCACCATTGCCAAGAAAATCACCGACAAAGCTGAACGGGCGGCCACAATGCAGGTCGTCGCAAGGGTTATTTGTTGGCGTGAGATTCAGCATTGAATCATAGCCCAACTGAGCGGGAGAGGTGCCACCCCACATAACAAGGCCGTTTTTCTTTTCAAGCGCGGCCCATGCGTGCTGTGCAAAGCTATCAATACCGATAAAGCCAAAACATTCATTGAGAAGCGCGAAAAGATAGCGAATTGGCAGCGGTGCTGAATTGTTATCGTTGTAAAGCCGAAGCACGTTATTCAGGCTTTCTTCTTTCGGCAGCGACACCTGCAAAACGGCGTAGTCATTCTTCACAAGAGCATCGACAATCTTCTGAGCGGCTTCTTTCGGCATGTTTCGGGCCTGAGTAACGCGCCCGATTTCGTTTGCAGAATCCTGCGAGAAAGTCGGAACGCCGCCAGTCCATTGAAAAGCAACTAGCTTTTTGCCTTTTGCGTTCGGCATCTGCTGAAGAATCTGGTCGAGAATCTTTTTAACGTCTTTTTTTTCTTTCTGCGTAAGTTTTATTTCACCGATACACGATGCGGGCTTGCCGATTTCATAGCGCCTGCACGCGGCTTCAATGAAATGGCATTTCTTTGCGCGGTATTCTTTGTCGAGGTAAGGCTCCTGCTCGCCGATAAACTCAAAATCCTTGTAATTGCGATAGGCCCCGTGAATAATCTGCTGCGGCGGGCCTGCAAAGTATTCATCGACAAAATCAAGATTTTTGAAAACATCGGGATAACTCGCCTTTACGTGAATGACAGCATCGGGATTTTCAGCCCTGAGCTGCTTTAATACGGCGGTTTTCATAATGTTTGCGCCAAGGCCACCATGCACCTGAAAAACAATCTTACGCGGTTCTTTTTTCGCCATGAGAATTACCGATTCATTTCCATTAACAAGCATTAATACTTGCTAATTGAGGTTCACAGTCTACGCCGTTAGCTAAACCGTGGAAGAATCTTTCTACGCAAGAAGCGTTCTTTAAAAGAATGTTTCTTGCTCCGTTTAAATCTCTGTCTATTACCAGTCCACAAGAACATTTAAAAACTTCTTTACTACCGATATTTTGCTGCTTACCACAATTACCACAAGTTTTACTGGTATAACTTTCATTAACTTCTATTACATTGCAAGAATATTCTTCTGCCTTGTATTTAAGGAATTGTTTAAACTTGTAATGTGACCAACCTAACATAGCTCTAGCTACCTTAGAATGTAACTTAGTTACCATATTAGATGTTTCAAAAGAAGGTATTAGAATGTTATCAAAAGTTTTTACAAGAAATAAAGCTAATTTGTGGTGTAATTCAGAAATTAAGTCTTTAATTTTCCAGCGAATTTTCTTTAATTTAACATTGTATTTGTTAGTAATCTGTTTCTTCCTGTTTGAATACAGTTTATCCAACAAGTAACAAAGTCTATAAATCCTAGAAAAGTCATTCTGAGCTACTTTAACAGCTAATTCCGGCGAGTAAATAGTTTGAAAAGTCCTTACACCGGGGTCTAAAGCTACGACAGAGTACCTTTGGTTATCAGGTTTTTTAACAGCTCTATTTTCCGGCTTAATTAAAAAGTAACGATCATTCTCAAGAATTACCCTACAATCATAATCAGCATTACCTACACTTTCTCTTAAATTTATTGTACCTGTTAGAGTATGGTAAAAACCATTCTCTCGCAGGGCAGACTTGGGAATAAACAGATTAAAATCTGCTTTCTTACGAGAGCGAAATTTAACTTTCTGAAATTTACCAGTTAAATTAAACTTCTTTTTCGCGTTAGTAACAGCTAAACAAGCATCTCTAACAGCAACTGATTTAATCTGGTAAGGAATTTCCTTAGACCATTCAGGTAATTCATGAATTAAACCAGCTTTTATCTGCATCCAGTTTGCTTTATTATCTGGGTTTTTCAGATATTCAACTGCTTTATTAAACGAATATCTAGCGGTTCCAAACCACTTATACAGAAGAATTTTCTGTTGTTTCGTTGGGTAGAACCTGATCTTCCTTGATCTTATTATGGTATTTCCTGAGTCCGTGAATACGGCAGGAGAACACGGTAATAATTGAGAGTAAGTCGGTAATAAGTTCCTGTTGAGGGGAACTCTTACTATCATCGAGTACCACGAGTTTAACATTGTACTTAGTGAAGTACCATTCAATGAGTTCAAATCCAAACCGGCAGAGCCGGTCACGATGGGCAACCACAATTTCCTTGACATTTCCAAGACTTGCTTGTTCCAGAAGGTAGAGCAAGTTTTTTCTTTTGAAATTGATTCCACTTCCGATGTCAGAGATGACATCATATTGTGGGTATCTATTTCGCATGAAATCTTTTTGTCTTTCAAGATCATCTGCTTGTTTCTGGCTTGATACTCGACAGTAGCAGTATGATTTACAGGTAGAACTTGATTGTTCGATGCTACTAACATCGTATAATCTTTGTCCTGCTGGATTCCTGATAAATCTGATTTTACCATCATCTGCCCACTTTCTAAGAGTATTAGCACAAACACCCAGATGATTAACAGCTTTTCTACTTGGTATAAACATTTGTTAATCTCCTATAACAGATATTAACATATCATTAACTAGTTGTCAACCCCCATTGAGAATTGTGTATAAGGCAGTATAGCACGGTTGCGCCATACTGCCTATTTTTTAGTTTATCATTTCGCGGATTGCGGCCATTTCACATTCAAGTTTTTGAAGTTTTTCTTTCAGCATTACGATACATTTATCATGCTCTTGCACGTTCTCATCGACTTCCTTAACGGCTTTGAGAGCGATACCGTCTAGGCCGCTGACGGTAAGGTTAGTTTGCCAATCGTGGTTGAGCTTGAAAAGATTATTGAAATCCTGCGCCATCGGGCCAATTCTGTAATCGCGGCTATCCTTGAATCGCCATTTTGTAACCGGCATTTGTCGCAGCAGGTGCAATACGTTCACGTCTTGAATATCGGTTTTCATATTGCGATCTGAAGAACATGTATAACCACCAGTCGCGTTTATTTTACCGTTAGTGCAGAACGCATAGCAGGCAGTGCCGCAACACATATAAATTCGCATTGCGGCGGTAGAAGCATCAGCGCCATTATACGCATTAGACCAAATGCCGCAAGACTGACCACTTCCGGTTTTTATTCGGAACGTGGCAGAATCAAAAAGGGGAGAATCGCCACAAACCCCTATGCAGACGGACTTTTGAAAAAATGCAGTATATGTTCCTAACGAATAAACGCGTAGCGGTGCCCAATCTGACGTGCTACCATCATACCATGAATTAATACTGAATTGAGAGGTTGTGCATCCGGTGGTTAAACATCTATGGCAAATCATTAATTGCGGGGTGCCACTTCCACCGAATAGGTCGAAATGACCACAGTCGTTAGCACTACAATTTCTACTGAATAAATTGCCAGAATTAAGAATAAAGCAACCAATACGCCCCGCCGATGCGCAAACAGTGCCCCTAACCGTAGCGTTATTAAACACCGCGTCACCTGCGGCGTTTATACACCATCCGGTCGTTGTGCCGTTGTAGCACCCGCTGATTGCGCCGTTTGAGTTCAGGATTAGGTTGCCTTTGTAGAGGCAGGCGGCGTTAAAATTCCATCCAGCTAATATTCCGCAGAAGTTTTCTCCAGTCGTAGAGTTCATCGTTGCTCGGAATAATACAGATTCACCTTTTCCGAGAATTGTTATTCCGGTATAGCCCGTGCAAAAAGCCCCCGGATATCTGAGATAATTGCCAATAGAAATACTCCCGCATTGCGCCGTATCACCAGCGGTAATATACATTCTTCCGCCATTGTAGCCAGACAACAACATCATTGCGCCACAATTTACAGAGCATATAGTGGTATCTAATATTGTCCACCGACCAATACAACCACTTGTAGCACAAACCGTGCCCCTAACCGTCGCATTATTAAACTTAGCATTACCCGCCGCGTCGATGCACCAACCGGAAACATCGCCGTTGTAGTTGCCGCTTATTGAACCCGCAGAGTTCAGGATTAGGTTGCCTTTGTAAAGGCAGGCGGCGTTAAAATTCCATCCAGCAATTTGGGCCGTTAAATTATTTGACTTGTCATAACTAGCCTCAAAAATAGATACAGAATTTTGCACTACCGCCAACCCATATCTACCAGTCCAACCTGTAGTATGAATTTGCCCTAAAAACGCACCGCTGCTTGCGTCACCTTGCCACCAATGAATTGACGCATACGATGCGTTCATCTCTAACTTGCGATTATTTACCCCACCAATACATGTTTGTATTATTTGCGAGCCAGTTATATTCCACCCGCCGATACGGCCAGCACCCGAAGTAATACAACCACAAACGGTTAGGCAGTTGCTCGTAGCATTCCAAGCAAGCCCGCAACCACCAACAGCAGAACCGCCAAGGTAGAAATTACCGCAGTTATCCATGTATGTTTTCCATACGGTGCCGTTATGATAGCCCATGTTGGTAGAGCCGATGAAAAGCCCGGCGGTTGAAGGCGTTACGGCGGTGCCCGGAATAACGGCGGTTACAAGGCGATTGCTTGAATCAAGGCCAGAATAAGCGCGGCCTGCGCCTGTTTTTTCGTTTGTGGTTGTGCGTTTATAAGTTGAGCCATCGGCTACTCCATCGAGATTGTCTACTGTTGCCAGTGCCCCTGCATCGCTGAAATTACCAATCCCAGACCCACCCGTGATTGTGATATTCCCCGTTACGCTCAAAGTTGTTCCGTTCCAGCAAAGTTTTGGTGCAGATGAACCGCCCATTGCAAAAGTGCCGTCGTTAAGATTAAACAGCGACCCCGCAGAAGTGCCCCAGTTTATCGACTGCAAAGTGCCGGTCTGAACGCGGTCGGCGGTGATTGTGCCTGATTCTTGTTGATTGCCGACGAGGTAGAGGGTTTTTACTTCTTCAGCGGTTAGAGCGCGGTTATATATTTTAAGATTTCCAATGGGGCCGGCGTGATAGCCACCCCCGCTCCAGTTTCCAATTTTACCAAATTTATAGGTGTTTAAGTTTAAATTTATTGTGATTGTTCTGACAAAAACGCCGTCGGCATACAAAGATGCGCTTGTCGAATTATGATAAATTACAGTCAGGGCATGGAATTTCCCATCATTAGGCACGACATAGCCGAACGATTTGTGTGAGCCATCCCACAAGCCAACACCGTAATCGTCTGTAAGAATCAAATGGTGAATGTTTCCGCTTGCAACTGCTATTATTGTTTTCCACGTCGCATTCGCAAAAGCGTTTCTTGCAACCCATGCCGAAACAGTCCAAGGCGCATCAGACCCAAGTGAGGGAATGTTGATGTATTTGGATGCACCATCAAATTGGAAAACCTTTCCGATTTTGCTATCAGACACGGTGACGCCGTTATAAGCGGTGCCATTATTGCCATTCCCGGAAACGTCTTTCACGCCGCCAGTCAGCGCAATAGTGTCGGTAGTCGAACCTTTTGCAGAAATATCAAGCACCGCGCCACCCGGCATTGAAAGCGGCAAAGTAGAACAAACATTGATATTGCCAAGAATGTTCAGATTCCCGCTTACGGAATCATAAGTCATGTAATTGCCGGTCGGCGAGCCAAGCGCAAGGCCATAGGTGTCGGTAGAAAAGCTACCCCAACCGTTAAGATTGCCCATTCTACCGCGTGAACAGGTGCCGTTCCAAGGCGTGCCATTATGTGTGTAAATGTCGATGTATGGTGCTTGACCATCGAGCAAAATACCACCACAGCCTGTTTTTGCGCCGTAGTTTACGATTGCTTGCCCTTTTGTGAAGGCAAAGCGGGTTCCCGCTGTTTTAACAACGGTTAAACACTGAGAAGCACCATTGCAAGCACAAACACAAGCCCAAAAATCACCCGCGCCATCTTTAATGCGGATAAGGTCATTGACCGCGAATTGGTCGATGTTTGAGCCAAGATGAATATTGAATGTATCTGCACCGGGATTGCAATCAAGCGTCGAAACGCCTGCTGGTCTAATCAGCGTGCGCCCGCCAATAACACTGATTTCATCTTTGATGAACACAGCGGTTCTGATAGCACCACGAGCGCAAATATTATTAAACTCTGCGTTGCCAAGATAGTCGATTTTCCAGCCTGCATTGCCAGTTACAAAGCTGCCGGTTTGGATTGCGCCGGTGTTGCAGAGGATTAGGCCGCAGCCGGTGGAGTAGATTTGAGTGGCGTTGAAGTTCCAACCGGCGATGTTTGCACAAATAGCACCGCCACCAATCGGTTTATGAACTTGAAAATACGGCGTATTATTAAATGTAATTGCCATGCCGGTTCTAGCAACATAGGTGCCAGTCCAGACACATTGGCCGATGGTAATAGCTGACCATGCACCATCTGTATTTTCAGCCCATTGTATTTGCTCACCCTGCCCCATACCAAGAACTAAGCAGCCATTTGTAAATAATCTACAAAGTCTTGTTTGTGAAATAGTCCATGCGCCAATCAAGCCGCTTGTAGATTTTAAATAACCAGCTTGTGTTACACTAAAACAAGCATCGTTTTGCGCAGTAGCACCCGCCCAAAAACCTGCGCCCGCCTTCATTTGCACGCGGGTTGCGCCGGTTCCTGCGTAAAGCCCTTCGGTGCCGTCGATTGTAAAGCCGCCGATTAAGCCGCTTGTTGCAGTTATAGCCCCGGCAGCGGTAACCCTGAAAGGCGCACTCGCCCTGTTTGCAAACGTAGAACCCGCCCAAAACGATATGTCAGTGCCTGCGTTTGCTGAGTTAATGCCAGCAGAGCATGCACCCGTGCCAAATTCCATGCGTGCGGTATTGGCCGCGCCCGAATACATTTTTGCGTTTGTTGCGTATAGGCAGCCGGTAGCAATGCACCACCCACCGATACAGCCGATGTTCGCGGTAATAGTGCCGGTTAGGCTGACGTTACCCGTTGCCGCGTCGATGCAAAACGTATTCGTTGCGCCATTCCAAGCCTGAATACCGTTAGCATTGAAAAGAACGCCTGATACAGTGCCATTACCGGCATTGCAAGCAGTTCTGAAGTCTTTTGCGATTATCTGATTGGCGGTAATGTCGTTATTTTCAATCTGCTTCGGCGTAAGCTGTGCCGACCATGCAGTGTAAGCCGATGCTGAACCGTTCTGGTCAACGGCTCTAACGCGGTATTGCCATGATTTTACATAACCAAGCGTTGCAATGTCAGAATCAGTGAAAATGCGGGTCAGAACATTGTTGTTAATTGTTGTTTCTGCGCCAGACGGGTATTCCTTGCGCTGAATTTCATAGTTTTTGAAGCCGCGAGAAACGGTGCCGCCGATTGTAAGCTGAATACCGCCATTAACCGCGACGGTTGATAGTGTTGGTGTGCCTTGCGCCGAAATGGTTGCAGACGCGCTTGCGGGGGTTGCTGAATAGTTTTTGCTTGTATCTTTTGCGGCAATCCAAAACGTATATGCGCCGGTTACATTTTCTTCATATTTAAATTCGGCGGCCTTTGGCTTGCCAATGACAGTTCCGGCAGCCCATGAGGCGCCGCTTCTGATTTCGTAAAAGTCGATATCAATATCAGAAACGGGTGTCCATTTCAGCAAAATACCGAATTTTTCAACGGTTGCGGTAAATCCGGTTACGTTTTCAGGCTTTTTCTGCTTGCCGAGCAATGTTTGGCTAGAAAGCGTTGCCCATGAGCTTCTGAAAAGGCCGGTAGAATCTTGCGCCCTGACGCGAAAGTTGTATGTTTCGGGCACGATGTTAAGTATATCGACGCTTGTAGTGCCTACAAGATTCGGCGTAGTTGCTTGCCAATCGCGCCCGTCGATTTGATACTGCACCTCGAAAAAGTCGGCGCGGGCATCATCGGGGCGCGTCCATGAAAGAGTTGCACACTCAAGAATAGCAGAACCAGTCTGTTTGAGAAATTCAGAAACGACAAGACCGGTCGGGGCGGGAATTTCGCCCGTTGGCATTGCTGAAAAATTGGCTTCTTCAAAGTTTAAGCCGGTTTCGATTTCTGCATACTTATTCGGGTTGTAAAGCATTGCAGAAACCTGATAAATATTTTTCTCAGATTCTACAACACTGAATACGCGCCACTGACGCGGCTCTACGGTTTCTTTTTTGAGAAGCCATACCGCGCCAATCATCGGCATTGTGGTTAATGACGCAGACGGCACGGTGATTTCGGAGCTTGTAGCGGTTACAAGCACTGAAACATCAAGCAAAAGCTGAGTTTGGTCTGGCAAAGTTAGCGCAAGCTCGGAATCATCGCCGCCGATAAGCGTTACGGCACGGTCGAGCGTGATTGTGTGTGTTGTATCTTCATTATCAACAATCGACACAATGCGCCCGAAGTTCTGTTCGGCGCTATAGTTCGGGTCTGCAATGCGGATAACATCGCCGGGCCTGATTGCGAAATGGTCGAAAGATGCTTTGTATGTAACGGTATCAGGCGCGTCATTATCGCTTGAAATAAGCCACTTGCCCCAACGACGGGCAAGGCCGCGCGAGGTGCAGCCGAAAGCGTTAATATCAATCGGGCGGTAGCCGTATTTTCTGATTGCTTCGGTATCTTCGTAAATTTCTACATTGAGCTTATAACCGTCATCAGGGTTATTCCAACTAACGCGGGCAACGGTATGGCGGGCTTTTCTGCTTGCGCCCTGATAAGTAAATTCGCCGTTGATAACATTTGCAGGCCCAACGTCGATAACCGGGTCTGAGGGCATATCGGCGGTCGCGGTTATTGCGCCATTTGACCAATAAATCATGCCTCTGAAGGCTGATGCAATCGCGGTTAAAAGGTCATAGGCTTCCTGCTGCGAGTTGATAACGCAAGAGCAAGTATAACGCGGCTCCTGTTTGCCGTTTGGCGCGTCTACAAGCTCATCGCAGTATTGCCCGATTGAATAAAGCGCCCATTTATCAATTTGCGCAGCGTCGATATTGCTGCCAAGGCCATAACGCTTATTTGTCAGCAGATCGTAAAAAATCCATGCGGGGTTGTCAGTCCAATCTGTTTTAAACGTGCCGTCCCATGTGCCGGTATAAAGCCGGTTGTATGGGTCATAGTTCGACGGTATTTGCACCATAAGGCCCATAACATCATACGAGCGTGCCGGAACATTGCCGCCAAAGCTTTCAGCATCGAAAGTAAGCTGCATACCCGCAATATTAGGCCACGAAAAACGGTTGTTGATGATTTCGGTATAAGAAAGCCAATAAAGGTCGTCTTGATAATTTGCGGCAGTGTTATCGCTTGTCCACCGCTGCACTTTAATTTCCCAAGGTGCACCACCGTCAGGCAATGGCACGTTATAGCTGACGTCGTATGGCGATACGGTCTTGCCCGATATTTGCAGACCAACAACCTGATATTGCCTTGCGCTAATATCGGTGCCGGTGCCGCCAGTAGTCACAGATCGGACGCGATACGTGCCCGCGCCAAGATATTTAACAGAGCGGGTAAAATCGCCAAGATTAGCAGACCAGTTGTAAAAACCTTCGGCCTGCTGAGATGATGACGTAGCGGGAATATCTACGCTTGCATAAGTTATCCATTCCCCAACAATGCCGCCAACAACTTCAGCATATTGCCATGTAATTTTTTTCGCGGTTGTTCTATCGCCGCTAAGCCTGACTGTCAGCTCGACGCCAGAGCTTTCAGGCAGAGTGTTACCGCCAACGGTTAAATTAGTCCATGCCGCGCCTGCGTCTATAGGCGAAAAGTCGCCGCCATTAGGCTTTACATAGATATTAAAATTTATTTGCCCGCCCGCAATGTCGCCGGTTGTTGTGTTGGTGATTGCAAGAGCCGGAATGCGAAGGGTTACGCGGGCGGCATCAAGGCTTGAGTCTGTAATCGTGCGAGTTACAGAGCCATCTCCGCTACCGCTACCTTCGGGGCTATCGTTTGTAACCTTTACGCCGACATTAACGGTATTTTCGGATGCCGGGAACGTGCCGTGGAAAAGAGGCGCGTTTGAGCCTGTTGGCGCAACAACTGGCAATTCCGTTACGTCGCGAGTTACATCAAAATTCGGAAAATTATAAGTGCCGTCACGGTTTTGAATCGGTGTATCATCGAGAAAGATACTCTGTGCGCCGTTAACAAGCCCCTTGATTGGGCCTTCGGAAAGAATATCGACAATCTTATACCTTGCGCGTGAACGCAGTGTATTCGGGGCTTCAGTTGGCATTTTAACGGCTCCTTAAATGTTTACGGTGTCCATGCCTTGCGCGGCAACCTGAGAACCTATGCGGATTCGGCCATATACAAGCGGAATTGCGTTACCTTGTTCGGTTGTGTTAACCGCACCCGTGAAAATATGCGATGCTCTTGTTTCTGCTGGTTCCATGCTGCTCATGGCGTATTTCGGCGTTTTTGCGTTCATTTGCGCAAGGCCACCAAGGGCAAGAATACCGCCCATGATTGCAAGTTTTGTGGTTGTTACGCCAAGAAAGCCCGCAAAGGCTGCACCCGCCCCAGTAAAAGCAAGGCCGATTAATACGATACCAGTAATTAACTTACCAAGACCGCCGCCCTTAGAACCCGAAACGACCGGTATAAAGTGCAGCTCATCTTTTGCAAGCTGCACACCGACAGTGTTTTCGTCGAGAATCCAACCCTTTTCTAACGCGCCTTTGATAACACTGTAAGAGTGCTTTGCAAATTCTTCTCTGAAGCCTTTTACAACGTGGCAAAGCGCCTTAACCGCTTCGATTGGCGTTGCAACGTCGAGATTATAAACCTCGCCGAATTGTTTTTTCAGAACGCCGTGTAAATAGATTTGTTTTACTGCCATTTTAAACACCTATTTCCGGGGGCATAGGCGGCCCGCCGTTCAATTCAAATGCTTTGTGCCGCAAACATATATTAAGATGCCTGAACCATTTCGACAGGCTATCTCTGCGAGATAATTGGCCTGAAAGGTGGTGAATCAATTCGCGGTGATTGAGAACAACCGCGCCATGATTTACGATACCTTTGCCTAGCACGTTGCCAAGAATTACATCGCCGGGCATGAGCTTTTCAACGGGTATAATCTCAAAGCCCGCTTCTGAAAAGCCGTCGATATACTTATTCTCGCCGTGCTTCCAAAATTCCTCATCGCGGGGAAATTCGGGAAGGTCGATATTATACCAAAGCTTATAAGCATCGCGAATAATCGAAAAGCAATCCATTGAGCCTGAGCGGTATTTTCGGCCTATCAGGGCGGGTATGTTATCAGAACCCCAAAAGAATAAATCAGTTAAAGCGCCTTTATCTGACAAAACCGCGATACCCCACGGCAAATCAGTGCTTATCTGCACCTTCATATCGGCTTTCGACGGGTGATTAGTGCCGTCAGGGTGGCTGTGAAAAATTGCAATTACATCGCCCTCATTGGCTGCAATTTGCTTGTATTCCTGCATTACAAAATCAAGCTCTGGCTTTTCGGCTACATTCTTACAAGCGATATAACCGCATGACCGCGTAAACACGCCGCAAGCCTCACGCGGAAATTCTTTTAAAGCGTGTTCGATTGCTTTTTTTAAATCTTTTTCGGTTAAATCTTTCGGTTGCCGCTCGTAGAACATATTAGAACCTTTCAAAGTTATCGTTTAAATGCGGTAATGCCCGGAAAACCCATAAAAGGCAATTTTGCATAATCGCCAAAACGCCTTTTACATTCGCTTAAACGCTTGCCGCATTTGTCTTTATCTATTGTAACACTATTTCCGTCTACATCATAATAATTAGCGCCGTTGTAAGGGCAACCGCCGTCAATTTCTGCGACATATTCAAAAACTAACGTAGCGGGATTGTATCGGCGGTATTCAAGTTGGCAAATATCTTTTAAAAAAATTCTTTTCGGCAGCATAACGCCTTCTTGGTCGAGCGTTGATGATAAAGTCCATTCAACCACCGATTTATTAAATGCAGTTTTCTGCTCAAAATAATAAACTTCATCGGGAAAGCGCTGCGACGGGTCTGCGTCGGGTTGCCCATCGAGAAAGCGCGAAAAGGTTTTAATGCGGGTGATTTTGCCGCCGATTAAATCATCATAGGCTAACATTGCGGCTTTAATACCATCATTCGGAAATATTCTAATGCGCGGCGTCGGTATTGCGCCCCTGCCGTTCCATTCAAAGCCTTCGACTTCCATTTTCATCGGGGTATAAGTATCGCCATCAAAAACGATTGCATTATCGGCAAACGCGGTATTAGCCCAACGCGACACACCGCCGCCTAACACGGTTAAATCGACAACGAAAAGCTCGACCAGTTTGCCCGGTGAAAATTCTTGAACTGCACTGTTAATCGTATTTGTCATGTTATCCCCTTACAAGTCATATACGCGGGTTAAGGTAGCCGAAACGTCTTTATGATCGCCTTTTGCCCATGTATCGCTATACCGCTTGCATCGGAATTTATACGCCGTTGACTGACCCGGAATTGTGTAGTTGAACGCCTCATAGCCGCCTCTTGCATCGAAAAAGGCGATAATGGCATCGGCTTCGGCAACGGTTAAATTACTCCAATTCAGCGTATAATCTGATTTCAGCGGGTTAATGCCATCGGCGGCTTCTTGGTCGTAACCGTCGCCAAAATTAGCGGTCAGAGTCCTGAACTGATGCGAGCCGCCAGAGCCTACATCGGGCCGAATGGCAGGCGTAAAGGTTTGCAAGCTCATGTTAAACTACCTCCGGGGCGCTTTTCGCGCAAAAGAACATTCATAACTACGTCGTCGATTGCATCTCTAACAGCCGCGCTGACCTTGGTTGCTGCGTCTTGATTCTGTTCTTCAGAACCGCCGCTGACGCTGATATTAACCACGGGCGCGATAACGGTTGTGCCACCGCCGCCGATTGCTCTAACGCCCAAATCGCCTGAGCTTGTGCGAGTAAGGGGCATGATTGCCTCTGGCCCTGCCTCGCCTATTAAGCCGGTTCTATTGCCTGACATCGGGAAAAATGAAGGCTGAGAAACTACGCCGCCGCTTGCAAAAGCCGTAACGCCGCCTGCCTGAAATGCTGCACCTTTTGAAAAACCACCGAAAAAGCCGCCAAGCAGACTATCAAGCGCCTTGTTTACAAGCATATCCTGAACGCGGTTGGCAAGGTTACTCAGAGCGTCGCCTAAGTTTTTGCTGTTCATTATCGCGTCTTTGAAAGCGTAGGTCATTGAGTTAGCCCATTGCTTGTGAGCTTCTTCAGCCTTCTTTGTTGCATCAAGTTCTTTTCTGCGGGCTTCTTCAAGTTCTTTTGTGCTTGCGGCAGAATCTTTTTGCGCCTTAATAAGTCGCTCTGCCTGTAAATATTCTTCGCTGCCAACAACCAGCCCGTGTTCTCTGGTTGCGTTGTAAAGCTGCATCTGAGTATCAATTTCGGCTACATTGTCGCCGTATTGTTTGGTTAATTCAAGGCGCTTTTGTTCTGCTTGTGATTGCTTTTCAAGCCCCTGCATATATTTTTCTTTTGCCATTTCCTGCTGTTTAAAAACTTCAATAGCCTTGTCTGATTCTTGCTTTAAAACAGCCATCTGAGAAAAAGCGAAAGACATAATGCCGTCAGTATCGTATGGCGATGATTTTACCGGCTTTTCTGCTCTTGTTGCGCCTGCTGCTTGTGAAACAGTAGCGGGCGGTGTAGTTGCGCTTTCGCCTCTTGGCAGTGGCCCAACAGAAAAACCACCCGCAAGGCCAAGCATGCCTTTGGCGATTTTATCTGCATAATCAGTTGCGCCCCGCAAACCGTCGCGGGCCGCTTTGCTATTCATGGTTTCCCAATAAAACTGAGTATTTTTTAGGTCTGCAATTTCTTTTTCAATCTTTGCGCGTTTTGCAAGTTCGGCATTAGCCGCGTCGATTTGCTGAGTAATTGCAAATTGAGCGGTGCCGCCGATGCCCATTAAATCAGGCGCAAACTGTTTTCCTTGCAATTCTGCAATCATTTTTTCAATTTCGGCAGTAGTTCGCATGGTTGCAAGCTGCAACTCAAGCATGTGAACGCGGCCCGCTCTTGCAGCAGTGCCGTATGCGCCGGGCAGGTCGAGAAGGGCTTCTTCTTGTTTGCGCGTTTCTTCTTCAAGGTCGATTGTTTCCATTCTAAGCTTTGCGAGATAGGCAAGAGCGCCGATTGTAGCTCCACCGGTAAGTAAAACAAGGGCGCTTGTAAAAGCACCGGCAGCAATGCCAGCGGCAGCAAAGGCGGCGGCGGCACCATAGGCCCACTCGGCAAGTTTTAAAACCATAACGCCGCCAATAGTTAAAGCAAGGCCGCCCATAACATCAGAAAAAAACGCGGCAGCTTCTTTATTTTTGCTGATTGCTTCAAAAGTTTGATTTAACGATTCAACCCATTTTGTAGATTCTTGCAAAAAGCTTCTAATTGCGCCTGTTAATCCAAGGTTGCCAAGTTGTAAAGCTGATTCTGAAAGCTCGCCGGTAAGCTTTTCAAAATCACCTGCAATATTATCAAGTTTTATCTGCGAAATTTTACGCAAAGAACCATCAGCCTTGCCGATAACCTGAGTCATTTTTTCAAAGATTTCGGGGCTTGTGGAAAGGGCGCTGAAAGCTCTGAATCCTTCTGCCCCAAAAATAATAGCCGCTTGCGTTGCGTCGATATTGGCTTTGGTAAAGCGCTTGATAATATCTTCAATCTTATTCATTGAAGGGTTAACATCGTCAAGGCTTATTTTTAATTCTTTAATGGCCTTTTTAGCCTCGCCAGTCGGTTTTAAAAGCGCAAAAAGCATACTTGCAAAGTTTCTACCTGCCTGACCACCCTCAAGGCCATTTTGAGCCATTGTAGCCATTGCCGCTGCTGTAGTTTCAAGCGAAATGCCAAGCATTTTTGAGGGCGGGCCTGCAAATTTCATCGCATCGCCAAGCCCTGAAACGTCGGTAGCTGAGTTAATAGCGATTGCGCCAAGAATATCAGCGGCTCTGCCAACGTCTGCCGTAGATAACCCGAAACCGTTCATAACGTTTGCGGTTATTTTTGAAGCCTCTGCGATGCCGATGGTTGCCGCTGATGCAAGGTCGAGAGTTGCGGGCAGAGCGGTCATAATTTCCTGCGTATTAAAACCAGCCTTGCCAAGCTCTGCGGCAGCTTTTGCAACTTCACCAGCAGAAAATACGGTGGACGCGCCAAGTTCACGAATAACTTTTGTTAGTTTATCCATGTCCTCGCCAGAAGCGCCGGTCATAGCACGGGCATTAGAAAGCTCTTGCGTAAAATTAGATATTTCACGCACGGCAAGGGCGGCGGTAGCGGCAGCGAAGGCTTTAACCACCAGCAGAGTATTGTTAATCTGCGATTTATAGCCGTCCCATGTTTTTTGAGATTCTTTTATTTTGTTGTTACTATCTTCAAGTTTCTGCTTTAAAGATTCGATTTCTTCGCCCTGATCGCGAACAGCTTTTTCTGACGCCCTCAAAGCGTTTTCATACTGCATCAAAGCCTGTTTGATTGAATCAATCTGCTTTTGCTTCTGAGAAACAGCAAGGCGGGCTTGACCAAGAGCCATTTTATACTGGTCAAGCGCCCCGCCGACTGAATCAAGTTGCTTTTGCTGAAGCTGAATAACCTTCTGAGCTTCTTTGATTTGCTTAGTTAAGGCTTCATTTTCTTTTGTGGCTTTTTTCGCGCCTTCAGTAACCTTTTTCGCCGCGTTATCATATTGCGCCGCGCCTTGTTGCGCACCGCTGGCATCAATGCCGACTCCAAGATATACTTCAGCCATAAGCCACCGCCTTACTTAGTTTTACGCCCTATCTTGTTTCTACTTTGTTCGATTTCCCGCTGACGTTCTTTGTATTCGAGTAATTCGCAGTTTAACTCTGCTGAGAACGCCATAAGAAAAGACTTGCACCAATCATCGTTAATACCGTAAAACTCGCAATAGGCTTTAACTTCCGAAACGGGGATACATTCTGAATAGCCCCTACTGCCGGACAATTCGCCGTATGCGTTCCAAAACGGCTCGCACACTTGAGGCAACGATGGCGCATTAGCAAGCTTCTCATGCAGTTTCCCCGTTTCGTCAGTGTCTTTTTGAAAGACTTCCCATAATTCGCGGTAGTTTAATCGGTATCGGTAGAACTCTCTGGCTTTCCCAACAGTTCATCGTCCTCTGCGTCTTTGAAATTCTGCATTTCATAGGCCGCGTTAAATACTTCAGAGAAAAAATCAGGCATTTCTTTTGAGAGTTCGATAAATGCCTTTTTGCTGAAAGGAATCTCGACGCAATCAATCTCGACGCCCTTCCAATCGGTGACAACGTGGTCAGCAAATAGCTTAATGTTAATCGCGGTAAGGTCTGCCGGGTCTACGGTGCCCGCCTGAATCTGCTTTGAATAGGGTCTAAGCATCTTTGCCTGAGCAAAAGTGAAGTCTTTATTGGCCGTGCCAGCGCGTTTTACTTTAACTTCAATGCCGTTGCCGATTGAAACGAAAGTGCCTTCTGATTCTTTCTGCTTGTTGGTTCCGAAAAGTTTTTTGATATCCGCCATTTTGATTTCTCCTATGTTTTATTTAAAGCGGGGTATTGCTACCCCGCTCAAGTTCGTTACGCTACGGCGCGGGTGATTTCGATAGTTGCGCCAAGGGTGGTGTCTTTTGACGCCTGCCAAGTGATATTCAGCATAACATCATCTTCATTGTTCGGGCTGAAATGGTCTGCGTCAGTGATTTTAACCGAAGGCATAGAGATTGAATACTTTTCGCCGGTAACCTTGCCGAGAGTTACAGCAAGCTCGCCGCCGGTGCCTGCAAGAAACAAGTCCATCATAGCCTTATTCTGAAAGTAGAAACTTGCAGAACCAGTAACCCTACATCTACTCTGCGAAATCCTGAGCAGGTCTACTGAACCGGCTACGGGTCTACCAGTCAGGCCGTTGTCGATATTGATAGTCATACTCATAAGCTTAGGCAGCGGCGAAGGGCCGAAAGCTTTATCAAGCACGAAAGCGTTAGAGGCGTCGAGAATGGCGGTATCAGTTGCAGAGCCGAAAGAGCCGGTCGGGGCGGTGCCCGTAACGCCATTTTTGCCCGCAAAAGTGAAAGATACGGTTGTTTTGGCTTTTGCGCTGATATTGATTGCCATTGTGTTGACAACCATGCCCTTGTAAAGCTCATATACCGCTGCATCGCCGCCGCCAGTCTGCTTTTTCTGAATGTGAAAAGATTTCTGAGTAACGGCATTTTTGATTACATTAGTTGACCATGTGCTTCTAAGTGCTGACTCGATAAGGGCGTCGAAAGTGCCATAGCTAAATTCTGCATCAAACCCGCCAGAAGCGTCGCCACCAACCATAATTGAATCAGTAACGTTGCCGCTTGGCTCTATTTCTTCACTTTCAACATACTCACGGCCAATTTTCAGAGTTTCGCCCGTGAAGCGAACCGGGGTAAATACTGCCGGTGATGGTAATTCGCCCCATGTGGTTTCGGCCAAAATGCCGATTGTGGTTTCAGAACTGTTCATTTAAAAATCTCCTTTAAAGTAATGAATCCCGCTCAAACGGGGCAAAACAGTTGATTTGATAAAAGCCATTTTCAGTCTGCCCTATTATAACACTGTAGGGCGCGTCGAACCTAATTCCGGGCGTGTTTGCGTTACGAAAAATTGCACAAAATTTATCGGCTAACTCTTTTGCGGGAATTTCGCCAAGGTTTGATTTTGTGTAAATCTTGCAAGAAACAATGCCGGGGTGCCGAAAAACATTAGCGCCGGGTGCGCCTACGCTGATTTGCTGTGCCTCGCCGTTGGTTATGAAAAATCTAACGTGATTAACCTGCTCACCGTTGGCGTCGGTTGGTATGGCCGAATTAACACCGGGCCACAAAATAGGCGTGATATAAACAGCGGGCGAGCCTTGTTTCCAACCCGCATTGAAAATACCGGCTATCGCTTGATATTCTGATTTGTAATTTGTTGGCGCTGTCATTTATTTGCCTTTTGTCGGAGTAATTTTCACGTTTTTGATAGATTTAAAGTATGTTTTAACTTCCTGAATACTTAAACGAACCATGCCGTTCGGCGCTTTAACGCTTGAGTGCCCATCAAACTCAATGCGCAAAACATACGGCATCGCGTTATTAATCCAAACTATCTGCCCGATTTCAAGATTGTTCATTTGCGCAACACCAGATGTGAAAAAGGCTAATTCGTCGGGGGCCATAGAATCGCCCTGATTTGCGCTTGTTTTGCGATTGGCTTCAGTCTTATCTTGCTGACCAACGCTTATCGTCCAAGAGCCGCGCAAAATGCCTTCATCAACGGGTGTTTTTTGCATGATTCGCTTATAAACTTCAAGTGCAACCCATTTCTGAAAAGCCACGAAAGTTTCAGGCAGAATCTTATCTTGAAAAGACTTCATTTCTGCGATAAAACCGTCGATTTTATAGCTTTTCTTTGCCATTAACGCGCCTGCACAACATAAGTCGCGCCTGCCGGGTCTTTTGTAACCGGGCTGACAACCTGATAACGCCGTGAGTCAGTAGAACCCTTCATATAATCGCCAATTTCGGGCACAACAGCCAAGCCTTCGGCAAGTATAATGATTTTGCGGTCTTCCATTTTAACACGCTCGCCGTCGATTTCGTGGTATTTGAAGCGGGTAACAATGGCCTTGCAAGCGGTGACGGTTTCAGTGGTAATTGAAGGTTGCCACGGGTCAGCGCCGGGGGTTACAGTTTTCTTAATGATAGAAAAATCGAGAAAAATACCCTGTAAGGCATTTCCAACGATTGATTTTATGCCACCGTCTAACAAGCCCATGATTAGCCGCCTAACTCAATGTCATAAGATGCAAGCCCATCTGCACTTGCGCCCGCGATTAAATCAACTAGAAGCCCATCAATGGCCGTGAATGAAGTGGTCGAGCTTGCGCCTTCTGAGTATTCGACTTCGACGGTATCGGCTTTAACTCTTTTGATTTTGCCGCCCCGATCGAGATCAGGCATCATACTGTTAGGGCTTGCAAGCTCTCGCAATGCGGCTTCACAAACGGCTTTTTTCAGCGCAGTCGGTATGGTATCATCGGCTATTTCAACATCGCCAACCCATACGCCTTGACGCGGCCATTCAAGCTCTTGTGTGCCGTATTCCGTCTGCGAGCCTTCCCATTGGCCTTTGTATATTGAATCAACTGCCTGAGTTGCGCGAATGATTGCGTATTGCTTTTCGGAAGGGTCGCCCGCCGCCCATGCGGAATTGCCGCGCAATGCGTGATAGTTTTCGGCGTAATCGTATGTAATGTAAGAATTAGCATCAGCAACGATTGAGCCGTCCTCAACGATTAATAAATCAGGCGATACAGGCATTTTACGCTCCCTTAAAGCAAAAGAAAGGGGCTGGCCGATTGCTCAACCAGCCCCGGCTTTGTTAGTATTCAGCAGGCCGTCTGCCGCGCCTTGCCGGTCTTTCTTCGGGCTGTTCTTCAGCAACCGGAAGCGGCATGGCTTCGTCAGGGTTTGCAACGGGTTCAGGCGCCTTTTCTACGACTGCTTCAGAAAGCGGTTTTGCAACCACAACCGGAGCGGCGGCAGTGACAGGCTCTTTTGACCATTTGCTATTCGGCAAGCTGAGCGCAGCAACGGCATCAAGAGCCGGGAATACCTTAGTCGCGCCGGTCACTTTGTTAAACAGAGTGATATAAGGGCGATAAGAGCCGGGTTTATCCGCCTTGCTGACACGTTCCTTGATTTCATCAACAACTTTCATGCGTTACCCCTTATTTCAGCGGCACAAGATGACATTCGTAGTTCAGCGAGGTATCAGGCGATACATCGGTAATGGTGGCATATACGCGCACGTAAGGCTTAACAACGCCGTTGATAACATTGGTGAACGGCAGTTCATAAGTGCCAACGCCCACATCGGTATCGCCAACAAGCTGACCAGCATCGCCAAGCTCAAGCACTGCAACATTGTAAATGTCGCCTGCGAAGTTGTCGTCAGAAACCTGAATATTGATAACCTGTTTTTCGCCGGTGCCGGTGCCTGCGGCAGTTACGTTTACAATAGCTTTTGCATCGGTGCGAGCTTCGCCAAGGTCGATAACTTTTGCAGAACCGCCAACGGTGCCAGCGGCAGAAGCGGTAATAGCGCCTGCATCTTTCAGAATGCGGAGATCATCGAGAGTGCCGAGGTGAATATTTCTTGACATTTTTAAATCTTGCTCCTTAAAGGGTTAAAAGGGCGGGGGATTAACCCCGCCCGGTGAGGTTAAGCTACAACAGCGCCGTCGATGATGTCCATCAGGCGGGCAGCACAGCGGCCATGTTTCAGACAAATGCTGATATACCATTCAACGCGGGTGCGATAAACAGGCTTGCTGTCGATTTCGCCGAGGTCGCGCACTTCCATGTCGCTGTTCTGAATAGCAGTGAAGCCTTCTTCGCCAACGCTTACAACGTAGATGCTGGTGCAGTCAGTACTAGCGCCGTCAGATGAGGTTTCGGTGAACGGCAGAACAAGGTCGCGGCCTGAAGCATCTTCAAGCGGGATAATCGGCAGGTCGCCATACATCATAACCTGCTTACCAAATTCATTCGGTGCCCACTGAATGTTACCGCCAACCGAAGTATTGCGGGCGGCCTGAGAAAGGCGGCTGTGCATCTTTTTGTTGACGAAAATGTGGGTCGGATTGTAAACGGCATTGATAGCATCGTCGAGTTTGGCAAGGCTGAGAACTTCGCCACCTGCAGGAGAGTTAGCACGCTTGTTGCTGATTACCTGATCGCCGGTAAGTCTGCGCTGAAGTCCATCAGGTTCTTTCGGGTTGGTCGAAGAATCGCCCTTGAAGGTAACGCGCTGAAAATCGTTAGCAACGGCTTTGATTTTCATGTTTTCGTGAATCGAGCGGGCTTCTTCGCCTTCGGTCTTAACGATAAAAACGTCTACGTCAAGATCGCCGCCAGAGATGTGCAGGGGTTCGACCTGCGGGTTGATGACGCCAGTTGATTCGTCGAATGAACCGTTAACGCCACGGAAAGCAACGCCGGGAAGCTCGCCTTCCTGATTGTATTTGTATGCAGAGCCGTTAATGGTTTTGAACGGCAGAATCTGCATGAGCCTGTTCGACATAGCAAACATTTCAACAATGTTAGCTTCGACGTGGTTGCCATTCATGCGGTGCAGTTTGGCAGATTCGATAAGAGTAAGAGCCATTTTAAAATTCTCCTGTTATTAGTTGTCAACTCTGACAACCGCGCCGGTTTCCACCTTATGCAAGTTGCCGCTTACGTAAAAAATTCTGTTTGTCAACCGGGCTGACTTTCGGGTCATTCAGATATGCTTCGTCTGCATTGGTAATGCCTTTGCCGTTTCTCTGCATACCGCCGCCTGCTACGCCTGTCGGTTTCAAAATTCTGTCACGGTCAGGGTCACGTTTAATCAGCAGTTCAAGGGCTTCTTCAAAACTTGCCACCGCGCCAATTTTGTTTTCACTCAGAAGCGTATTGCCTTCTTCATCTACCGCGTAAACCTTGCGGGTTTCCGGGTCTACCTTGAAACGATTGGCGAAAAGTGCTCTAAGCCCGCGAACCGGCATTTCTACGTTCTTCTTCACGTATTCGCTGCCAGAAAACATTGAATCAAGAATGCTGTTGTTAATTTCGTTGTTAAGGCGTTCTTCACGCTGTCTAGCGGCTTCGTTAAGCTGATTGTATTTCTGTTCCCATTCTTTGATTTTCTTCTCAGAAGTGGTAACAAGTTCGTTTTTCAGCTTTTCGATTTCACCGTTTTTGATTGCTTCATGTTCTTTAAACTTTTCAGCAATCTCAGCATTTCTCTTGATAACTTCGGGGTCGAAGCCTTCGTAATTTTTGAGCTTCGCGCTCAGTTCTTCCGCCTGCATTCGACGTTTCTTGTTTTCTTCATTCAGCGTGTGGTATTTGTTCCAAGCCTCGTTAGCGCAGAACGGCAGTTCCTTGCCTTCGTCGTCAACGTAAATCGGCTTGCCATCAACTACCACGGCGTGACCCTGTTCGTTCATCTTCAGTTTAAAAGCCATGACTTTCCAGTCTCCCGTTTTTGGTCTTTCCAGACCGTAAATTTTTGCGGTAAAATAACCACATTCCTGCGGTATTTTTACCACTACCCTATTTTTACAACTTTTTTTTTGTTGTGTCAATTTATTTTTTTTGCAAAGTCGCTTGTGGTGCGGTTTTAAGAGATAAAAAATATTTACTTGCAAGTAATGGTTGAAGGTGTTATATTTGGTTTGTAAGCAATTACGAAATCAAAAAGAGGTGCAATAAAGCATGATTAAGTTTATCAGAGAAGATATTTATAAGATTCTCTGTTCTCTCGACAGAGAACAGCTTGAAAGCTCAAAAAAACAGCTTTCCGCGTGCTTGGCAAGCGGCACAATGCGAGGCGGCTACGGCGAAACAACGCCTAACCATTCTTACCAAAAAGAACTTGAATTTATAGAATATCGGTTGCAAGGCATAAAATCAAAGCATGGTTGGCATGTTAAGCCGCGATGAAATTGAACATATTCGCGCAACTGCGAGGGTAATATGAACGAAACATTTAATATTTCTATAGATATTTTGGATGACGGCTGTGCAGATGAATTTGACGTAGTTATATTAGGTGTAGAATTTGACTGCCCGATTTGCCACAAAAATAATGAAATTATCAGTTATCGGCGGCATCATGACCGTTATTATTGGCAAAGACTAGACTCTAATGGTCATTTAAAAGCAGAGTCAAGAATAAATTGCCGTTTTTGTCATGCGAAATTTAAGACACTTGAATCAAACATAAAAGCAAAAACGCTAATAGAAAGAATCAAATAATGAATAAAACCTCACTATCAACCTTCAACAGCGTTCACGCCGCCCTGTGTGGCGAAACAGTTCTAATCGGCAGCCCTTACCTTTGGCGGCAAATTGTGAAAAGTTTGCCGAAAGACTTGAAAAAAGATTCTGAGGGTGCTATCTTGTTTCCTAACGGCGGGAAGCTGGTCAAGTATTTTAAGGGGGAAAAATGAACTTCAAAACCTACGAAAAAGCAGCATGGTCTACATTCAAGCTTGATAAGTCGCCAATGCAGATACCTTATCTTGCCCTTGGCATTGCAGGAGAGGCGGGCGAGGTTGCCGATAAAATCAAAAAACTTATTCGCGATAATGGCAACGGCGAAATGCCTGCGATACCAGAAGATAAGCGGCAGGCAATCAAGTTAGAACTCGGCGACGTGCTTTGGTATGTTTCATGCCTTGGAAAAGCGCTTGGCTTTGAGCTTGAAGAAATTGCAGACGCTAATATTGAAAAGCTCGCTTCGCGGCAGAATCGCGGGGTTATTGGTGGAAGTGGGGATATGAGATGAAAAATATTGAATTAACGGTAAAAGAACTTATTGAAAAACTTCAAAAATTCCCGATGGATGCAAAGGTTTATTTTGATGATGATGGTTATGTGGCCGCACCGATTGGCCGTGTTGTTGATATAGCCGGAAGCGAATCGCATTATCAGGGCGATGGCCTGACCGGTGTTTTGTTAGATTGGGGGCATGAAGAATGACCGTTAAAGAACTGATTGCAGAATTGCAGAAAATGCCGCAAGATGCTATCGTTTATACAGAAAATCACGAGTATGGCTGTTATGACGCGCTGACCTTTGTATGGAAAGAATCTAACGGCGTTGAGCTTTCTTTTCAGGATTCATTAAAAGACGAATTGAAAAATAGAGGGACGAAATGATCGAACAAAAACACGAAGGCAAGAGATTCAACACTGGAAAACTACGCCATGATTTAATAGACCCTTGGCAAATTCAAGAGCTTGCCAAGGTTTACACAATGGGCGCTGAAAAATACGGCGATAACAACTGGTCAAAAGGTCAGGCATGGTCTACAGTTCTAGCAAGCCTTAAAAGGCATATTTCAGCTTTTGAGCGCGGCGAAGATAATGATCCTGAGAGTGGCAATCTACACATGATTCATGCGGCTTGGAATGCATTGGCTCTTGTGAGCTTTTATCGCTACTACCCGCAAGGCGACGACCGACAACACCGATATATGAAAATCCCGCGAATTGGCCTAGATATAGACGAAACAATAGCGGGCTTTGTTCCGGCCTATTGCACCCGCTACAACATACCGACCCCGCATTGTTGGAACTTCGACCCGCTTTTTCCCGAAAGAATGAAAGAATTATCGCAAGATAAAGCTTTTTGGTTGAATATCGAGCCGCTGATTAAGCCCGAGGAATTGCCATTTGAACCCGCTGCATACATCACCAGCCGCTTGATACCTAATGAGTGGACTCAAGAATGGTTGAATCTTCACGGCTTCCCTATTGCGCCGGTGATTACTGTTTCAAGCGGCGAGAAAAAGGCTGATTTTATCAAAGATTTAAAACTCGATTGGTTTGTTGACGACAATATGCAGACGTTTGTAGAACTCACAAAACAAGGCATCTGCTGTTTTTTGATGGACGCAAAACATAATCAGCGGTATTATGTCGGGCATAAGCGGATTAAAAGCCTGCGAGAGCTGGCAGAAAGGTGGTAGAGAATGAACCCAAAAACGCTAGCAGCAATGGAATTACTTGATTCAATAACCGAAGGAATCGCCAAAGAAGAATTAGCACACGACAGAGAAGTTAAGCGGTATATAAAAGAATTGGCAAGGCTGAGAACTGCAATGGGCAAAATACGGGCGCATCTTTACTGTGAAAATGAAGGCGTTGGCGAGCATTGCGGCGCTTGCAAGCATGGCATTGTGATTAAAGATATTGAAAAGCACTTGAAAGGTGGTAAAGAATGAGCAAAATAGGTGACATATTAGACTGGTCTTACATGATACAGAAGAAAATAGAAGATAACGGCCAAAATGAAGCGTTGTGGCTGTCTGAGATTTATGAGCTTGCAGAGGAAATAAGTAGAAACGCTGATGAGCTTGAAAACAAAATAAAGGAGTTGTCAGAATGAGCGGCGGCCACTTCCCCGGCAATTATCACATCGGCGAGATTGCGCGGGAAATCGAAGAACTAATCAGAAGTAACAACGACACCGATTTAAACGAATGGGGGACGCCACGAGGCAAGTTCTACCCGCCAGAGGTTATCAAAGAGTTTAAAAAGGCTGTTAAGTTGCTGAAACAAGCCGATGTTTACGTGCATCGCATTGATTACCTTGTCAGCGGCGATGATGGAGAAGAATCGTTTTTAAGACGGTTGAAAGAAGATTTGAAGGAGAAAACAAAATGAACACAGAATTTGAAAAATACATAGCAAATGATGTTATAACCGAAATCATAAAAGGCGCAGCAAAAAGTCTATATTCAAAACGCGATGAAATCTTGCTTAATGCCTGTAAAAATCACGGTTTAACTCAAAACGAATTTTTGCGAGATGCAAGAGCAGAAAGAACAGTCAAAGAAACAAGATTTTATTACAAAGACAAGTTATTGATAACGTTTTATGAACCAGAAATAACCCAAACATTTACTTTTACGATTAAATACAAAGAGGAGAAAACAAAATAAAAAAACTGCTATTAATCGGCCTTTTAATGCTAACCGGGTGCAATAATCCCATTTCAAACCAGATTGACAAAGAGGGCGACGAAACACGCGCCGAAATCGCCGCTGAAATGGTTGTTGCAAAGCAGGAAATCGAAACAATGATAAATAATCAGGTCGGTTCGACAACTGCTGAACTTGATAGCAAGCTGAATGCAATCATCAATTACTTGAATTACATGAGTATTTACAGATGAAGCTTGCAATCCTGATTGTGCTTATGTTATTCTGTGTTGGTTGCGAGCGCGGTGACTATTTTGATACCGGCGCGGTTCTGATTGATAAGAATTTTATGAAAAACGTGGAGGTTAAGAAGTGAGCGTTTATGGTAAAAAGATCGTGATTGATGGGGTTGAATATGTGGCGGTGCCGCAGAAGGGATATAATTGCAATGATTGCGCGTTTTGCATAGATGGTATTGCAACTTGTAAAGCAAGCACCGACAATGCAAAAGTTTTTGAAGCGGCATTTGGCGCGCCAACGTGTAGCGTTTCTTATAAAATGATTTTGAAAAAAGTCACGCCGAAAAAGAAGCCTGAAAAAATCAAGCTGGCAAAAGTAGAAGCCACGCGCGGAACGACGCCAACAGAAACGCTTATGGCCGGTAAGAGGAGCGATTCTACAGCAAAAGAAATGGCTTCGATTCTTATGGCAACAAGCAATATTATAAAACATTCGCCGTTCAAAGAAGCCGATAAATTCATCGTTTGCCTCTCAGAATTAGACGGATTGAAGCCCGCCGACGTGCCGAAACAGCACTATTCAGAAGTTGAGGCAATCAAAGAAGCCGAAAGACTCTGCAAAAAGCACAATCAGAAATTTGCGGTTCTGAAAGTGGTCGCAGAAGCATCGCCCATGATTTGCCCGGTAGTCACGAAAAGAGGCTAACATGCAGCAAGTAGCGGTGATTTTCTTTGATGCAAATGATGATTTCAAGAGAAGCGTCGCTACTTACCCGGCGCTTGATGACTTGAGGGGCGATGCCTTCATAGTTCATTCAGACCTAACAACCCGCGAACAGACTGAACGATATGCAAGGCATGTTTTTAATCAAATACACGGCAGAGATTGATTACAAGGCCCGCTTCGGCGGCCTTTATGCCGATATGCTGAAAAACACATTTGAAACCGAAACCGGCCTCTACCTGAGCCTGTAACAACCAGAAGCGGGGCGAAAGCCCCGCATACCGAAAGGACAAACCATGCTTAACTTCATCGCGCTGCTTCTTGCAATCGCCCTTGTAGGCGCGTTCTCAACTCTGGTCGAGCTTTGCGGCGACCACCTAGAGGATTGGATTAAGGGGAAATTGAAATGAACAAAACCGAACAAAAAGAATTTGAAAAACTTAAAACAATGCTTGCGCTGAAACATTGGCCGGAAGTTTTGCCAGATGTTGCGCCGCCTACAACAAGTATTGATTCTTTTAACAAGTTAACAATCGGCTACGTGTTCAACACATATTCAAAAACTGTTTGCGTTGCTTGTTCTTCTTCTGTTGGTCATGCGATAGGCATTACTGATAAAACCACCTCGCAACAACCAATTTACATGTATTCAACAAAAAAGCTTGCGCTTCGGGCAATGCTGCACGAACTTTCAATGCGCTTTGCGCACGAAATGCGACAAGTTGAAAAAATGTTAGAGGTAGAAGATAAATGAAAATCTATGCAATCACAGCCAACGACAAACTTTCTAGCTTCGCCTTTAAAAACATCGACGAGGCTATCTTGTGGGTAGAATCCCGCGCCGATAAGCCTATGAGTCACGGCCTTGGCCTGATTTATAGTTCGGCGACTTGTAAATATCGCATACATGAGTTAGAAGTCAATGACTAACGACGAACTACTAACCCTTGCCCATGCGATACTAATCCGTTGCGCGGAAACTGGGCAAGATTGCGTTGAAATTGAAAAGGCGGTAAATACTATCAACCACGCGCAAGAAACGCAGCAAGATGTTTATTTTGCTTTTGCCGTGCTTGCGGCTGAGATTGAGGATTTTGAATACTGGAATAACAAGAAGTCTGCACTTTAACATTGATGATGTTATCGTGCAAAAACGCTTGAAATCTGACCTAATTTGTGTTTTAATAACTTAACTTTATGAAAAGAGGTATTTTCTATGAATGAACTAATCATCACCGCGTCACCAATCGACATTACCGGCAACTTCGACGAAATCAAAGCCGAACTTATCGAGAACCTGAAAACCTTCGAGATTGCCGTAACCGATGAAAACCTTGCAGAAGCAAAAAAGATGGCAACAGACCTTAACAAACTGGCAAAGCAGATTGATGATGTAAGAAAGGCCAAAGCAACCGAATTTAAAGCGCCCGTCGTTGCTTTTGAGGCAAAAGTAAAAGAGCTGACGACCCTGATTCTTGAAGGCCGCGCTAAGATTATTGCGCAGACCGAAGTTTACGAAAACAAAGTGCGCGAACTTTGCAAAAAGCTGCTCACCGAAGAATTAACGCGGCTCTATGAAGCTCTTGCGGTATCGCCGGAATATAGAACCGCAAACATCGACAAGCTTGCAATTTCAAGTAATCTGACAGGCAATATGAAGCTGACAAAGAAAGCCACTGATGCAGTGCTTGAAATGGTGCAGGCAGACAAAAACGTGCAGGATACTGTTAATTCGCGTATCGCGAATCTCGAAAGTATCTGTAAACGCGCCGGGCTTGAGCCTGCAATCAATCCTGATGCAATCATGGCCTTCATTCGTGAACCTGAAGCGATTTACACCGATAAGCTGAACCGCATGATTGATACCGAAATCAGCCGCCAGAAGGCTATCGAAGCGCGCATGAAAGCAGAAGCAGAACGCAAAGAAAGAGAGGCCGCCGAAGCCGCTGCGAGGGCAATCAGAGAAGCAGAACAGAAAGCAGAAAATGAGCGCCTGAAGGCTGAACATGAAGCCAACGCTGCCGCAAGAAAGGCAGCAGAAGAACTTGAAGCAGCAAAGCGCGAAATCGAAGCCGCTGAAAAACGTGCCGCAGAAGCAGAAGAACAACGCAGACAGCAGGCTATCGAGCTTGCACTTGCTGAAATGGAACGGGAAGCAAAGCCGGAACCAAAAGAAAAACCCCATCAGACGAAAGTTTTCTTTATGACTGCCAAAATCAAGCTTTGCTGCGATATAAGTGCAACCGCCGAAGATGCAACTAATGGCCTGAAGCAGATTCTAGCTGAAAATTTCGGCGAGGTTGTTGATGTTAGCGTGATTGGAAGCTAATCAAATCCTAACACCAGCCCCGAAAGGAAAACCATGATTAAATTCACCCTAGACACCGTTGAAGCAAACGCATTGCGCGAAATCCTAGAAAGCCATTTAAGCATGTCTGGATTTTGTGAAATGGCAGACAAAAATAAAAATGAGCAAAAAAAATATGAAGTTTGTGAGAAAATCATAAAAAAAATTACAGGCTGAAACGTTGATTATAAGCGGCTCCGAAAGGGGCCGTTTTGTCATGCAAAAAAAATATTTAAAATAATGCTTGCAAAACAAAACCGAAATGATTATACTAGGTATGTAAGGAAAACAAACTTACAAAATAAAAAACGAGGTGCCAAAATGAATTACTGGACAAATAAAGAAGAAATGAAAAAGAGAATCGACATGACAGCTCATAATCTGATGTGCTATTCGGCAAATATGCTGATGACCAAGGCCAAAGAAGGCTTTGAAAAAGAGTTTAAAATCGCAAGAGAAAATCTTGACCTTTTAAATAATATGTATAAAGGAATGAATTAAACACCAGCCCCGAAAGGGGCTTTTTCTTTGCCCATAAAAGAAAAGCCCCGCATTACTGCGAGGCGTTCAACCCAGTTTAAAACTAAGTTGTTCTATCTTTTTGAGCGTTTAACCTTCGGCACCCACCCGGCTTTTCTGAGCGCCCCGTAAACATAGGCATCAAATTCAGCCCCGGTTAAGCCTTTTTTCTTGGCTTCTTTTTTCAACTTTTCTTCAAGTGCTTTTGGCATGCCATTTACCTTTCTTGCTTAACGGCTTTTTGCGCTTGCAAACATAAACGACGCAAGTATAAGGCTCTTGCGCTCGAATTACATAATTTTTATAGGCACCATTCCAATATTCAAGCGCGGTCATTTCAACATAACTTTGCCGCCATGCTTTTCTTTGCTTACGCCAAAATTTAACAATACAAGGCGTGTTTACGCCAAGCTGAATATTAAGGCGTTTGCGTTGCTTCTGGATAATCTTTTTTGACGGGAATTTCATCTTATATCGCCCAAAACATATTCAATAGACCAAAAATTCTGCAACTCTTGCCTTGCACTCAACGGCCGCATAATCATCAGATAGCCAAGCGCCCGAAGCAGTTTGCTTGTAAAATACAAAAAATAACCGGGCAAAAACATGACCACGAGTATAATAGTGGTCAGAATAAAGGCAATAATGTTTTTAACGCAAACCATAAATTCCCCCCTATTTCGCGAAAACCTTAACCAAAGTATCACAAATCAACGCAATGGCTAATGAAGAAAAGGCGGCTACGGCAATAATTGCCACGAGTTTATCGTTGTCATTTTCGGGCCACATATTACTATCCCCTTTTATTGTTCAAAATCCGGCCTGTTCATAAAAAATGAACGTGTTAAATAAATGAACCAAGCAAGTCTTTCGTCCAGCCGCTCTGCGAGAACACGCGCCCCTTGAGCCGTGGCAACTGCTCAAGCCACGCGTCGCGGTAGCCCTTAAAATCAGTCCATTCTTTGCCCCTGTGAATGTTAATACCGCCGTCCATCGGCACGCCGCAGAGAATAACATCATCAAAGCCAAGTTCAAGGGCCGCCTTAACCGCAAACAACCCACTAGAACCACTTGAACATTTTACACCATCTTGATACCAATAATCAAGATAATAATCGGTTTCTTTGGGAATTGAAAAGCCGCGCCTGCCGAAGCCGATAGATTTAAGGGCCATGTCATAGCCGTTATTTTCGCGTGCCTGTTTCCATTTCGGCATCTTTTCGGGGTGCAGCGTGATTGCATAATCAATCTTGCCCGAATACGCCGCGATTGAGTCATTAACGGCAAAGACCGAGGCAGAGTCTTTGACGTTGCCAAGGGCTTCAAGTTCCTGCCAAACGCCGGGGCCACCGCCTAGAACGATAGCACGCTTGGAAGGTCGATAATACCGCTTAACCCACGGCAGATTAACTTCTGACGGCTTCGGGTGCCCGTGAAAAGCGATAAATCTTGCATTTTCAGGTAGGTTGCCGTTAAATTGGCGCTTGATATTGTATTTGTAGCTGTAGAAGCCGTCTGATTCTGAAAATACGCGCTCATCATCAAGAATATATGCCAAAACCGATTGGTCACAGGCCGTAAAACCCATTTTATGCGCTCTATCGGCTACGCCTTGCGGGTCAGCTTTGAATTGCTCATAAACCTGCGGCCTTGCGCCCGGTTTAAGCACGAAAAAGCTACCGTTATACGGTTGCGGCGGCTGATAGTCTTTGCAGATAGCAAAATCAGGCGAATTGTCGAGCAAGTCGGTTAAATCGCCGGTTATCACGCAATCAAGATCAACTGAACAAAACTTACCCGGTATCACATCGCAGAAATCAGGCGCGAATACCGATAAACGCCGGTAACAGCGCCCTAACTCGCAGAAGTCGCGATACATCGGCAGCGGTATGATGTCTTTACGCAAGCTTTCAGGTTTATCGGTCACGCAATAAATCTTGCATGGCTTTTTGTAGTTGCGCCTTATCATATCGGCATAAAGGGCTACATCGGCGGCGGTGTAGCTTGATTGCCAGTTTTCGTCGTGCCAAAAGCTCAAGAGAAAGTTCATAAATACCCCCGCGCCATGTTATCACAATTCAAAATCTTTTGCAATTCCCTTTTTAACCAATCGCCCGCCATAAGATAAAATCTCTGCCGGTTCTTTTGCAACTGAATTATACCCACGAATCAACGCGCCGATAACATCTGAAACGGGCAAGCCAAAGCGGGCATCTTCAGTTAGGTGAATTGCGGTGTTCTCTGCACCATAATAGTAGTCATTACTTTCAAGCTCGTAAGCCACAAAATGAACTCTTTTAAACCCCGCGCAAAGCAGAATAAAAAGCATCATCGAGATTGAAGCGCGGCGACGAATGAAGAACGGCGGCACGTTATCGCCCAAAGCCTTAAAGAACGCTGCATAATTTGCCTGCAATCGCTCTGTATCGTGGCCGGGCATGAAATAGTCTGGCGTGATAAAGCGGTTAAGTTTATCGGCTTTCTTACAAGCGTTAATCAGGTCTTGACAATCGCTTGTTTTGTCGAAAAAGGCATCTTTAACAAGCAAAAGCCGGTCGCTGCGGTTATATCGGCTACTTATTGCATCTAACACAGCCTTGCTTGTATCAGTTTCGACAAACGGGCCACATTCTGCCGTCATTAAATCTACCATTAAGCCGCTGAATAATGCAATAGAGCTTGTGCCAATAGAAAAGCCTGCTTTAATGCGGTTTAATTGCGTGTCAGTGAGTTTATGCAAAGTCGGAGAGCAACCAACGATAAAAGCTTCCTGATGATTGCGCGGCTTTATGGCTTCAATCAGCTTTTCAGGCATTTTAAATAGGCCCGCGCCGATAGGGTCATTGAAAACCGGGTTAGTTTTATTGTGAATCAGGCCGGTTGTTAAGTTCATCGTAAAACCCCTTAATCAGCCCAAAATAAACCCTTTTCGGTCTTATCTTTGAGCTGTTTTAACGTCATTACGTTGCCCTCAGAGTTGAGCATGTCCTGAAGCGTAATTTTACCGCTCGACCAAAGTTCATATCGTTTTTTGCCTATCACCTTGCGGCCTTCTTCGGGAGCCATGCTGCGCATAAACTTTTCAAAGTTAATATCTCCTGAAATCTGGCCGCGCATGCCTGTTTCAGAGAATGCAGAGCGGCTAGACTTAGGAATATCAGGTATTCCGGGGATGTTGAGAATCTCTGAAAGGCTTCGCATGATAGGCAGTAAAATCGACCGACATCCCCAGTGCGTGTCGGTTGGGGGCTGTTTAAACGGTAGCTTTGTTTTGCCGATTGGTTGCCCATCAGACGACCACTGTGACCCGTCATAAGCCCGGCAGAGCAGAGTTGTGCGATTGTCGAGAGTTGCCATATACTCGACACCCTTAATTACATCGCTATTTTGCTTATAAACCTCCATTCTGGCACTGCCCATAACCGCCTGATAGCTGCTTTTCACAAGCGCCTTAGCGTTACGATTAGCCTTCTTAATCATGCCCGGCTCGCCCAACGCCGCCCTTAACATCTCATCAGTAACGCCCGGCACTTTACCCTTCACACCCAACTTTGTAACATCTTGAGTGCCCTTGATTCTTGCTGTCATCTGCCCCAAAGTTTCGCCACGTGCGACTGATACACGCATAACGCGCTTAAATTCATCTTGCAATGACGAGGCTTGCTTTGCCCACCATTCTGACGACGGCGCACCCTGAATCAGCGTATCTTTTGCCAATTCTTCAAGCACTTCACGCGACAAGGCATAATCAACCAAATCGACCTTTAAAACGCTATTTATAGCCTTTGCCGCAAACATTGATTCAATTTCGGCAAGCGTCATCAGTTCGGTTGTCATATTACCCGCAATCAGCTTGTATTGGCTTTTAATCGTTTTGTCAGCCATATTAAAAAGCTTATTCAATCGCTCTTGTTGATAGGCTGAACGCTGAACGCCCGTTGGGTCAACAGATTCAAGCTCTCTGATAATTTCGGCTATCAAAGATTCAAGAATCTTGCTGATGTCTTTCGCGCTTGCGTTTTTCACCTTTTCGAGGTCGAAAGCCCTCGCAAGGTAAATATCTTGGAGCTGTTCCTGCAAATTAGCCATAAATACCCCTAATCGTTAAATCCTTCTGTTTCGCCCGTTTCAATCACAAAACCCGCGCCGCAACCTTCACAATGCAAGTCTTTCAGTAAAGTGCCGACGGGCCTAATCGCAACCCAACGGTGAAAGCACTTTACACAGATAACCTCACTAACTTTATGCGGCGTCTTTTCTTCACGATACTTGTTTAAATCAATCATTTGAGCCCCCCGCCGGAATATCGGCGTTTTCATCAGCAAAAGCAACTTCTGACTCAATATCAAAATCATCAGACAGCGTGCCGCGCCGTTTAAGTTCTTTGTAGAAGTTCTCAAGGCGCATCTGGCCGAGGTTTTTCAGTTCCATCAAATAACCAATTTCCTGCACGTCGCTTGCAGTCACCGAAAACATGCCATTCATCTTTGCCATGTATTTTGAAGGCTCGTCGTCTTTAACTTCGCCCAAATATCGCTGAACATACCACAATGCCATGTTTAACGAATCTTCAAAGGCGTCAGCGGCAACCTTCAAATCTGAATTATTGTCGATGTAATCCATTTCGGCTTCTGACGCCGTTTTTGTTTTGCTTGAGCCGGTAGAATCGGCAGAAAGCGCCTTCAGGCCACAATAAGCCGCCTTAATGCGCAATTCTTCGAGGTTTTTTCGACCAGCTTCAAGAGCCGCGCCCGAGTGCTCGACGTATTTCAAATCACCATCAGCAGGCAGTATTACAATCTTATGCGGCCCGATTTCAATATCAGAGCCCTTGCCTTTGCCCGCAAGAATCGGAAATTCAGCGGTTGATATTGCCATTTCATGCGTGCTTTCGTCTTGATAATACTGCACGTTTGTATAAGCCAAATCGAGAAACGGCCCGACCGCTTCAAATTCGGTGATTTTTTCACCAGCGTAAAACGGCACCAATGGCACCTTGCCAAGAGCGTTAATCATTGGTTCACCAACCATCGAATAGCTGAAAGTGCCGACTTTGCTATTATAAGCAGCTGTAACAGCCTGCGGCGTTTCATAAATGCCGATAAAATTCTGAGTCACAAGCCGTATGCGCGTAGTTTCTTCGGTAGCTTTTGTTTCATTGTTAAACTGTGTGTATTTTTCAAGAATCTTTGCATAAATGATATTGCCGTCTGCGTCGATATCAGCATCAAGAACATCTTCGGCGGGAATGAAAAGCAAATACGGCCTGATGTTTGCGGCTTTAAAATCTGCTTCTGTGCGTATTTTGGTTGCATCGTAAGCGTCGGCCTCAACGTAAATATAACCTAACCCCTTAGCAAGCCCGTTTTTGAAGCCTGAAGCGGCAAACTTGTTCAGTGAATCGCTTTTTCTGTTCGCGTCTGCAATTACTGCTTGCATTTTTTCGCTGATTGTGTTTTTCTCATCGACCGCCCTAACGGTAATCGGTCTGAAAAAAGCCTTGCCTGCAGAAAAGCCTACGGCACGCTTGAAAAAGGGCGCAAGAACAGCCTTAGACAGCCGTTTTTTGTATCTTTTATCGGTTTCATTATCAAGCGCGGGCAAATAAGTCTGACCATGCGCCCGCATTGCGCCAGTGCCACCGAGCAGCGCGTTAATCATCTGCCATTCAAGTTCCTGCCGCTTATAAGCCGGGCCTTTGGCACTTGTGATAGTCATAGGCAAGGTTTTAAACATATTCGCTCCTTAAAAATCTTTTACCGTTATAATGCGGGTCGCTTCATCAACCGGGTATTTCTGACATTCGCGATACGATACCGCGTCGAACAAATGCCCGATTGCCTTATTTGCGTTCTTATCAATCTCGCCATTAGAGCCTTCAAGAACCGTTAGCCGCTCAAAATCTTCAACAACATGCGGCGCGGCAACAGGGTCAACCATAAATCTTATTATACCATCAATCGACTTAATTCTACAATTCATTGCGTTAATTCTCGACCTTACTGACGGGTGAGCGCGTGGCACGTCGAAGCTCATTCGGTGTTTCCAGTCTGTTTGTTCAAAAAAATCTTTTATCAAATCCCAATCTGAACCTTGCACGCCCTGCGAAGTTTTGTTACCGCCTGCCGGGTCGCCGTAGAAGATTATTTCGCCCTTGTGGTGCTTCCAATCTTCATAAAGCTTGCGGCACACAAGAAGCGTGTTAGAATGGCGAGGAATCCATACTTCACCGATTACGCCTGAGCCAATAACTGGCGATTTTATCACGCCATTGCCTGTTTCGATGTATTCAAATTGGCCGGGCATTACTTGTTCTTGAACGATTGCGGCGATACCGGGAGCATTATTGAAGTCAAAACAGATTTCAAGCGGCTTTTGTAAGCTATGAACAAGTTCGTGCTTGTAGTGTTCGCGGTCAAAGGCATAGGCAACGCGACCTGAGAAAGTTACAAAACTACCCTCAAATTCTTGTGCAAAAGTTCTTTCGTCGTAAATTCTTTTAAAATTTGCAATCTCTTTCGGGTCGATAACTTCGGCACTTTTCCAAGTGAAAAAATCCCATTCATCCGGGTATTTTGCCGCGTTAAGACTTAATTCATAAAGATACTGCAAACCGTTGGGCACGCCGCAAAACATCGCAAAAGCGCCCCTGTCGATAAAACACGGGAAAACGTGAGCTTCCCATGCCGAACGCTTAATATCATCTACTTCGTCGAAAAGAAATCCGTCTACAGGAGCGCCTTCAATGCGCGCCGGGTTATCAAGCCCTGCAAGAAATATTGTCGCGCCGTTGATTAAATAAATCTCTTTATCAGATTCGTTCGGCTTTTTTGCCATTAACTCAGGCGGTATCATTGCTTTAAAGTCGTTCCAGTAAATCTTTACGCACTGACCTTGTGTCGGAGCGCAAACAGCATAGCGCGGGTCTTCAAAGTTCGAGCCACGCAATACTTTTTTTATAAATTTTCTCTTCGCTCTTTCTGATTTGCCTTTATTTATCTACGCCTGCCCTTGCCAATTAAGACAAGGGCAAACGTAGACCGCTGCGGCGGCCAGCCGCAACAACCTCGTATCGTTTTTCAGATAAAGTAAACCGCAACCCTTCGGGGTTGTCTATCATCTTCCAGAGGCGACGCTTCCATTTGGGGATTGATGTCTTCATTTTATTAACTGTAAAAACTCTTGTCTAACAATATGTTGCCGAAAAATACCACGCAAAGCACTTGTCACCATTTTGCTTTTTTGTTTTTCAACACCGCGAGCAGTCATACAAAAATGCTGCGCTTCGCAAATTACAATAGCGCCCCTAGCTTCTAGCTCTTGCATAATTGAATCTGCGATTTGAGCAGTTAATCTTTCCTGAATTTGCGCTCTACGAGCAAATACTTCGACAAGTCTAGCAAGTTTCGATATTCCTACGACTTTTTTATTTGGCAGATATCCAACTGAAATAACCCCAAAAAAGGGAAGTAGATGATGTTCGCATGTTGAATAAAATTCAATATCCTTTAAAATAACCATCTCATCACAACTGCCTTCTTTAAAAGATGTTTTCAATACATCGCAAGCGCATTGTTTATAACCACCAAACAACTTATCATAAGCCTTTTCTACTCGTCGCGGTGTATCTATTAAACCTTCTCTATTCGGGTCTTCGCCAATTGATTTTAATATGTTTTTAATGCTTTCTTTTATCATATTTATCTCCAATTTCTTAACTTGTGTATCTGATGCCCAACTCTATAGCCAGTCACCAAGCTTATTTTTTGACATTGTTCAATATATTTTTGCTTGTTCCCTTCCGGTTGCAACCAAACCAAATCAGTTTTCTTATGTTCTGCGACATCGTTTAATAATTGATTTAAGTCTGAATTGTCAACAACCAACTTAATCTCATTAGCGTAGGCCAAATGATTTTTATTATAATGTCCGTTTTTGGGCGACATCGAAATCCAATCACAAATCGGTGGTGCATTCAATCCATTTGTTTCAATCGCAACGAAATGTTTTTTTTCTTGCAACGCAATAATCAATGGTTGAATATTTTGAATGGTAGGCTCTCCACCCGTTATAACCACAAAACGATAAGCAGCTTTTTTCATAATTTGTTCAATATTTTGAGTGGAAAAGCTTAAAAAATCAGTATCACACCATTCACAATTAAGATTACAGCCGGATAATCGAATAAAAGTACACGGAGTTCCAGTAAAAAACCCCTCTCCCTGCCAGCTATTAAAAATTTCATTAACTTTATATTTCATAACTAGCCGTATTTCCCTCGCTTTCCTGCACATCTGCGCGATAACAATTATCTACGTTATCAACAATCCACTTAGCAATATTTTCAGCAGTAGGATTAAAACTTAATTGGTCATTTAAACACTGATGGTCTAGTTTATCATGAATTATTCTTTTTACATGAGTAAAATCAATTACCATGTCATTATGATTTAATTTTTCTGCCTTACAATAAACAATAACAATCCAGTTATGTCCGTGATAATTCCGACATTTACTATCATAGTCAAGATTGAGCTTATGACTAGCTGAAATTTCCATTCGTTTTTGTATTTTATACATTTTATACTCCTATAAATTTTTTTCAGCATACCGCTGAAATTTCACCCATTCATTAAAATTATGTATTGCGGTCTTATTTGTTATTACTCTTTGTCCTGTCTTTTTATTTTGTTTTTGCATGTTTTTGCCATCAAATAAATAAACAGAGCCAAATCTATTGCCACTTAGCCAGCTTGTGCTATCAACAGAATAAAACGGATATTTTTTTAATCCAATTAAATTAGTAAATCCTAATGCGTGCACCTTACAATTATTTGAATTGGCAATGGCAAGAAGAGATAAAAACACATCGTATTCACTCGGCTTAATTTCTTTTGTAACGATTCCTCCAATAGCCACATAATCATATTTTTGAGTCAACATTTTCCAATAATCCAACCCCCTGCTTTTATGCCAAACTGGAATACATTTTTTATTGCAACGAGCCTCAAGAATATCTCTTAGTCGCTCAACAGCAGGGAGTCCAATAACAGAGTCTATGTCTAATTCAAAAAATAAATCAACATTATACTTTTTTATAAAATCAGCATATTGTTCAATGTATTTTAGCCAATCCACATCACCCGTCTTTTTATTAAGATATGTAAATGCTCCACTATCTAATAAAAAAGAACGATATTTATTTATAACAGATCGTTCGTATGTTGAAATATATGCAAAACTTTCAAGACGAAAAAAATCAAAAAAATCTCTATTAGCCCAACACGTCTTTTCCCATCCAGAACCGGCCAAAAAAATTTTCATTATTCGTATTCCGTTGTATCAAACCCATTGAGGGCTTCTTGTCGCTCCACACAACTGCCACATTTTCCACAATGTTTGTCACGACCTTTATAACAAGTCCATGTTTTACTATAATCGACACCAAGTTCTTTGCCAATTAATGCGATTTGTCTTTTATTAATATTGGTATATTGTGCTTTTATTTCTACCTTAACATAAGTTCCCGCAGTTATTGCATCAGACATATAATTAATAAAATTCGGCCGACAATCTGGATAAATAGCATGGTCGCCAGCATGATTTCCAATGTAAATATTGCTTAACCCGTTGCTTTCCGCAATTCCCGCTGCAATCGAAAGCATGATGCCATTTCGGAAGGGCACGACCGTTGATTTCATGTTTTCATCCTCGTAGTGTCCGTCAGGAATATTGGTTCCAGATTTTAACAAAGAAGATGCAAAAAATTTGTCAATAAAATCAAGATTAATAACAAAATGTTTAATGCCAAGTTTTTGACAATGGTATTTTGCAAAAGCAAGCTCTTTTTTATTGTGCTTTGATTGGTAATCAAAAGATAATGCCAACGCGATATCTTTTTTAAAATCATATAAAAGAGTTGTGCTGTCCATCCCGCCAGACAAAATAATTATACCATTTTTTTTCATATTTCAAATTCCTCGCCGCATGATGGGCATTTTGTAGTTTTTGGTTTTTTTGAAGTTGATTCAGAATTTTCAAAAAAACTATTCAAATCGACATTGCTTGAATTGCCCGTTAATGATTGAATTTCATATTCATCAAACCCAAGATTTATCAAATCAATATCTGCATTTGTAAGCGCCTTTAATTCTAACCCAAGTAGTTCGTTATCCCAACTTGCATTAAGCGCCAATTTATTATCGGCCAAAATATACGCCTTTTTCTGCACTTCAGTTAAATGCGAAAGCTCAATGCAAGGCACTTCTTTAAGCCCTAATTTCTTTGCTGCCATCAAACGCCCATGACCAGCCACAACGCCATTATCGCCATCAAGCAAAATCGGGTTGTTGAAGCCGAACTCCTTTATTGAAGCGGCTATTTGTGTAACCTGCTTTTCGTCGTGAGTTCTCGCGTTATTTACATACGGTATTAACTTATCAACTGATTTATATTCAACCTTCAACTTAGTTTCTTTCATAAACTCCCCATTTAAAGCGATTTAACGAACTCTGCAAGAGTTGTCTTGATTTCTTCAAGGTTATCTTTCTTTTGTTCTTCTTTGCGCTGTTGCCAAATATCGGGCAAGCGATTTATGAGCCAAAAAATCTGAGCGCCCAAACTCGGAGCCTGATATTTTTTAACAATTCGTTTTTTTACGTTTTGCTTATCGCCATTTTTTGTTATTTCAGTATGCACTTCTTCATACTCAAAGCCAAGAGCGTTTTTAAGTAGGGCATTTTCAACCTCTACATCAACCGGCCCCTTGCCTTTTTTAATTGCCTCTAAAAACTCTGGAAACCGCTTCTGATAAGAATAATATGTTTCAAGGCTGATGTTCAGATTCTTTGCAATCTGCTCATCGCTTAAACCACGCCTTGCAAACGCTTCTGCGAGCAAGGGAAAATCATCATTATACTTAATCTTAGCGCCGCCAAGATTCTTTTCGCCCTTTCCAGAGCCTTCCTTCGGCTTTCCAGCCATAACACACCGCCTTAATTATTTTACATGCGCCGAAAAGCCTGATATAGCCGATTCCACGGCTTCTTTTATCTCAGCCTTCTGCGTCATATCGTCGATAATAACCGTAATCCTATCATTCTGCTTGCGGCCATCTTCGGGTGATTCTTCGTCCGGGTCGGCCACAATGCCCTGAGAATCAGCCATTATCGCGTCAATATCAAGTCCAAAGTTGATAAAATCAACCTCTGGCATTGCTTCCATTTCTGCAAGTAGCTTTTCAATATCCCATGCCGATAAGTCGTGAGTTGAATTGTCGATAAGCCGTAACTGCCTGATTTTATCGTCGGGCAGGTCGAGCTTAATCACGGGCACGGTTTTCAGGCCAAGCTTATTACCAGCGCGAAATCTAGTGTGGCCGATAACGATAACCATATCTTTATCAACACAAATCGGCTGAACAAAGCCAAACTCAGCGATAGATTTTGCAACAGCATCAACCGCCGCGTCGTTCAATCGCGGGTTTTGCTCGTATGGCTTAATTTCGGCAAGTTTAAAATATTCTATGTTCATGAGGTAATTTTACCACAGGCGGCTTTTTCGCGCAATTTATAATTTTTACGCGCTTCTTTTGCAGCCCGGTAAGTGTCGTAAAGGTCTTTAAAATCGCGCCTGAGCCAAACGAAAACAGTCTGCCAGTGAACAATCGGCAGGTTTAAGTCTTTGGCAGCAAGTAATACCGCGCTATGTTTGCCTCTAACGCTGCAACCATCAGCAATGTAGGCGATAATCTTTTTGAGATAATCGCGTTTTTGAGCAACGCCCATGCGTTTCTCGCTTGCCTTGCGCGAAGCCTGCAAAATCTTCTTTGCCTTTTGATACTCAACCTGCATTTCGGGCAAGTCGCGCAAGTAGTTGTAAATCGTTACATAATTCACGCCTGCAAGCTCTGCGGCTGAACCTTTGCCCGTTACCGGGTAGCCCTGTTTCAAAAAGTCAACAACTTTCTGCAAAATTTCTTTTTTTTCTTCGGTAGTTCGCATAATACCCCCATTGATTGTATATTTTTATTTTATCACAGATTGAGTGAGTGGCCTATTTTAATTTGAAGATTTTTAAGAAATATGTTGACTTTATTTATACAATGTTATATTATAGCTTATAATGCAAAAAAGGAGATTTATATGACAAAAAATGATTACGAGCGATTTTTAACTGTTAAAGAAGCGGCAGAGCGGTTAACATTAAACGACTGGCACATTAGAAGTCTTTTGAGGTCGGGATTACTTAGGGGAACAAAAATAAGTCATAAGGCGTGGAGAATACCAGAATCAGCCATTATAGAACTTATTAAAAATGGAATGAACTCCGATGGCGTATGTATAAAATAATGTTGTGTCGTGGCTGTATTTTTATAATTTAAAATATTTTTTGGTCTTGTGCTCATTTTAACCCCGCTTCGGCGGGGTATTTTTTTTGAAAGCGCAAAATAATTTGAAAATTTAAATTGACATGAGCACTTAAAAGTGTTAATATAAATAAACAAGTTTTTACACGAAAGGACGAAAAATGAAGAATCTTAAAGAATTGAGAAAAGCAAAAGGCTGGTCACAAATGACGCTTGCTGAAAAGTTAGACGTTTCGCTTATGTCGGTTAGACTTTGGGAAAATGGAGCAGGCAAGCCAAATCTGGAAAATTACGAGAAAATAATAAAATTATTCGATATAATGCCTTTTTCGGAGGAATAAAGTGAATCTTGATAAAAGGTGTATATTTTGCAGAAAATTTATTGAATTGAGAAATCCGCATCATAAAATAAACGACGATTACTGCTGTGTTGACTGCGCTTTCAAACAAGGAATGATAACCGGAGAATATTATTTAAGGATTCATGGAATTGGCGTTCCGTTTTTCAAGGCATTTGTTATGAATGATGAAATATACGTAATGCCAATTAGAAAGCAGAAAAAACAAAATGAGCGTCAGACACCAGAGGCAATCGCTTGGAGAAATATTGTTTTTGAAAGAGATAATTATACTTGTCGACTGTGCGGCAAGAGGGGCGGAATATTAAACGCTCATCACGTGAGGTCTTTTGCAAAATACCCAAGCGAAAGAACTAACCCCGAAAACGGCATAACGCTTTGCTATGATTGTCATAAAGCGGCGCATTCTATACGACGAGGGAAATAAAATGGCAAGACCTACGCAAAATACGATTGATTATTTTCCTCATGATTGTCAGCATAAGCAAACCATGTATATTCTTGAAAGTAGACATGGAAACAATGGTTATGCTTTTTGGTTTAAATTACTAGAATTACTTGGCGCTACGCCGGGTCATTCGCTAGACCTTAGAGAAGAAATATCTCAAGAGTTTTTGGCAGCAAAAACTAGACTTGAGTGGAGTTTCTGTGCCGGATTGCTTGATTTGCTATCAAAACTGGGAGCGATTGATTCGTTTTTATGGTCACAAAAAATAGTGTGGTCACAAAATTTTGTTGATAGATTGGCAACGGTTTATAACAAGAGAAAAAGAGATTTGCCAAAAAAACCGAATTTCTGTGCCGGGAACCCTAGTTTCGGGAACGGAAACGACAATAATGCCGGAGTTTCTGATACAGAAATGCCACAAAGTAAAGTAAAGGAAAGTATAGTAAATAAAAGAAAAGATATTCCCGCCGATTTTGAAAAATCAGCGGATGATGAATTGCCTTTCGCAGATGAAGGCGATCTCGAACAAATTGAAGGGATTAAAACAAAATCGAAAAAAGTTAAAGCAGCTAAAATGCCCAAAGACTCAAAGCCTAACGCATGGGCAATCTGGATTGATATAAATCGCGAACTTGGCAGGGCCGACCCTTTTGCTAGCGGTAAAGACACCAAAGCGGCAAAAAGTATCTTATCGCAAATACAAGACCCTGAAAAATTCAAAGATATTTTGCGGCAGTATCTTGCCGATGACGACCGATTCTTGATGCAAAACGGCCACAGTATTAGCTTTTTGAGCAGTAGAATTAACAAATATTTGAATAAAAGCCATCAACAAAGCTATGACGACGAACAAGGCTGCGATGACGCCATTATCGAAGCCATAGAAGCCGAGTGTTGGGCGAAAAACCCGGAGCTTATGAAGCGACAGCAAGAAGAATACGAAGAAACAATAGCGCGAATGAAGCGGGAGCGCGAAGAAAAGGCCGAAGAACTGCGAAAACTTAAAGAGGAATTGATATGATAAAATTTTCAGTTATCACGTCGGAACAGCCCGCTTATCTGACAAAGCGGTATCGGCTTGAAAATGGCAAGCCGGTTAAATCATCGGGCGGGCAGATGACATCTGGCAGCGTAAAACTTGTATCGGTTGCAAATATGCTTGAATTTGCGGCGATTCTGCCGGAATTAAAACATAATCAAGCATTGTGCTATGGCGTGCCGAAAGGTTTAATGGTTGGCGCAAGCAAGAAATTAACGACTGAGGCAAACAGAAGCCCGGAAAATCTTAGCAGAACAAATAAAGATTTTTTCTGGTCGAACGAACCCGGAATTTTGTTTATCGACCACGACACCGGCCTTGACCGTGAAAACTTTCTTGCGATTATTGAGCAAGCACTACCAGAGGCGCGGCAGGTTGTTAAAATATGGTATCCGTCGAGCAGTAGCTATATTTTCAACGGCAATGAACAAATTAACGGCCTAAAAGGGCAGCGTTTGTATTTTGCGGTTGATAGGGCATCAGAAATGCCGCGAATTGGCAAGATTATACATCAACGCATGTGGCTTGCCGGTCACGGGCATATTTTTGTTAGTGCTGCGGGTTCATTGCTTGAACGCAGCGCGGTTGATGCTACTGTTTGGCAGCCGAACCGATTAGACTTTGCAAGCGGGGCATTATGCGATAAACCATTAATTCAAAAGCGCGGCGACCCGGTTTTGATTTCTGGAGCTAGTGACCTGCTTGTATCTGCGACCATAAAAAATTTGAGCAGCAAAGAGTTACAAGCGTATCAAGAAATGGTTTTGAGCGAAAAGAAGCGCCTGAAGCCAGAATCACAGCGCAAGCAAGCAGAACATATTGAAAATAGAATTAAAAATGTGCCAGAGGCACACAAAAAACAAATCAGAGAATTTTATCAACGGGCATATCAGGGCGGCGTTTTATCAGGTGACTTTATGATAACGGTTATCAAAGATGGTGCCGAAATCTCAATAACCGTAGATGATATTTTGAATAATCCGAAAGATTATCACGGCTGCATTACTCTCGACCCGATTGAACCGGAATACAATGGCTATCACAGAACCGGAATACTTTATCTTACTGAAGGCAAACAGAATCTTTATTCTTTGGCGCATGGCGGCAGAACTTTCGAGCTGAAGCGCATAGACTCAACCGAAAAAATCACTAATGCCAATAAAGTATTAGATAAAATGTTTGAAAGCCTCGAAGAACAAGATAGCGGCAAAAGTATGCCGATTAGTTTTCCGTGGCCGCGCTTAACAAGCTCGACTCAAGCATTAAGAGAGAAAACCGTTACAGTTCTCGCCGGTGCAGAAAAGACAGGCAAGAGTTTTTTAACTATGAATATTATCAAGCACGCACAAGAAATGGGCGTAAGTTGGGCATATCTACAACTTGAAGATGACGTAGAGGCGTGGACTTGGAGAATGTTGGCGATTCTTGAGCAAAACTATAAGATGATTGATACCGGAAAAGAAACGGTAATGGAAAGAACCGAGGCATACAAGCGGCGGCGTGATGAGTTGGGTGGTTATGCCGTAAACGTAACCGAAAACCCGCGAAATGGGCATAAAAACGCAAAGGGCGAAACCGAAATACCGAAAGTGACCGCCGATAAAGTTTTGAACTGGCTACGCAGAGCATCAAAGCGAGCTAGAATTGTTGTAATTGACCCGATGAGCCAAATTGATTTTACCGGGCGCAATTCATGGGAACAGGAAGCAGATTTTATCAGAAATTGCTGTGCAATCGTTCAAGATGGGAGATGTTCTTTGATTCTTGTTTGCCATACGGTAAAAGGCAGCGGGGCTAATGGCGTTGAACGCTCGTCTAGCGATGTTCAAGGGTCTGCGATGCTGACAAGGCTTGCTCAAACCACGCTAATTCTTGATACTTGTGAACTTGAAGAAAAAGAAATAAAACTTTCTGGCAATACAACAAAAAAGGCCGAAGCAAATAGAATTTTGCTGATTGCAGCGGCGAGAAACGGCCCCGGAACGCGCTCAAAATTGGCATATTTGCAAAACTCTAGCGGCCCGACGTTTCAAGAAATTGGTTTTTTGGCTACACCACAAAAAAAGAATAGGAGCAATTAAAAATGAACAAAGAACAACCTCGCGAAATTATTACCAGAGATTTTACTGCTTACCAAAAAACAATTATAGACTTGTGCAAAGCTGGTTATAAATGCACTTACGACGGCATGATGGAAACGCATTTATATAAAGCCGGTGATTTTGTCGCCGTGGTGTTACGACAATGATAGGCTCTTGCAAATGCCATGTTTGCGGTAGGTCTGATATTTATCTGAAAACTTCGGGTGATTTTCTTGAAAATTTAATTTTGCTTTGCCCTGAATGTTTTTCAATTTTTATAAAAAATAACGCTTGCAATTCTTCAAAACTTGTATTAAACTAATCATGGAGGTATTAAAATGTGGTTAAAAACTGAAAAACTTTTAATTGATTTAAGCAAGATTACAGAGGTTCAGCTTTCGCAAAAGAGCATCGTTTTTATTTATGCCGATAGAAATACTGTATCTATCACTAAAAACAGTCCGGAAGCCGCGCAAGCTCTTTTTGAGCACGTTGCGGCGTTATTGGAGGCGAAAGAATGAGCAAGACGCACGCGCCCGGCCCTTGGAAAATAACGCACTCAGAAGTAAACGGCTACCGCGTTTCGGACTCGACCGGCTGGGGCGTTGCCGTTGTGCTTAAAGACACGAACGATGAGGCCAACGCCCGCCTGATAGCCGCCGCGCCGCAGATGTTTGAGGCGCTTGAGCTGTTATCTGAAGCGGTCAGGTCACTTGACGAGCAGATCAGCACTGTTCACGACAAGATCGTAATAACCGACGCAGTAAGTCTATTGCGTCTGCAGAATAACGCGCTTTTGGCTGTGAAGCAGGCAGAAGCGGCTATAGTTGCCGCGAAGGGGGAAGTATGAGCGACATAAAAATTGTAGGATGGCCGAAAAGGCCGGCAGAACAGCGACGCGACGAATTGGAAATTGAGAACGCCGAGCTGCGGAAATCATTATCTGACCGCGAATCAGAACTTGATATTACGATGGCAGAGCAGGAGCAACTGATAGACGAAATAGCCGAGCTGCGGAAGCTGGTTGAGCAGATGCTTGAGGCGCTGGAAGCGTGCGCCGCATACTGGTATTACAAAAGAAGCCCAAGCATCCCAGAGCAGTCGGAGCTAATTAGCCTTGGCGCAGAACAAGCACAACGATTGATTAAAGCGGCCATAGCTGCCGCGAAAGGCAACAAATGAACCCAAAATTAAAACCATGCCCATTCTGCGGCAGCGACGGCTTTAATCATCAGGGCGGCATTATATGCTCTAACAGCGATTGTTTTATGTTCAACGCCTGCATTTCTGAACAGTTTTGGAACAATCGCCCACTTGAAAACGACCTACAAGCCGACATCGGAGACCTTAACCGCGAAAACATCGGCCTTAAAAGCATTTTAAAAACACTCGAAAATATCGACGAATACAAAATGCAGGGCCATGAATGTTATGCAAAACACGTGCTTTTGAGTTTGCGCGACAGGCTGAAAAGAATAGAAAGAGGTAAAAAATGAAACTAATCAGCGTGCAGAGCCGAGGCGATAGGCTTGTAAGAGTCGTTAAGACTTTTAAACGGCTCTATATCGCCTACGGGAAAAGGCTCTCATACCACCCCGAATGGGGCCAAACCAACACAGCTACAACCATATCGGCATCAACAGAAGAGGTCGAGGCATTAAAAGCCGCCGAAGAGTGGCTGAAAGGGGCGAATATATGAAATTTTGCACGGTTGATGGCGTAGATATAAAAGAAAAACAGCCTTGCATCGTTTTTGACAAAGACGCGGCAATACCGCATGATTGCAGTGTTTTAATGGATTTACAAGCACGAGGCAAAACGCATGAAGATTGCGAATTTTATAAAGAAGCCGATAAAACCGTATTTGAACGCGCAACCGATATAAAATACAAATCAATCGGCCTGCCGATGCTGATTGTAAGCTATAACTTTGATACAAAGAAGTGGTCTGCATGCTTGCGCAACTATGACCGGGGTGTTGAAACGCAAATACAAGAGCCTACCGCGGAAGCGGCTTGCGAAAAACTTTTGGAATTATGGGAGAAAGCGAACAAATGAAAGAACAAAAACTAATCCAAGAAATGCAAAAATCAGGCATAAATTACGCAAAAGGCTGCGATGATGCAAACTTTGCCCGCGAAAGCGGCAGCTTGAAACATCTTGAAGCCATTTATCGCGTCGCAATGTGGCGCTATCGGTATTTTTTAAGTGGGGTGAGATGATAGGCTATCGCGATAGAACTTTTTGCACTTATCTTGATTGTAAAAACACGACATGCGAGCGCCGATTAACCGATGATGTTAAAGCGGCGGCCCGCGAATGGTGGGGCAAAGATAACCCGCCGATTATTTTTTTTGCAGCAAGGCCAGAGTGCTTTGAAAACAGCATACGAAACGATTGATTGTGTTTACACATCGCGGCGGTTCTTAAATGCGCCGATTAGCCTTGATTTTCAGCATACTTTGTCGGCGGGAAGGCCAAGCATTGCCGAAAATTACCACGTTGAGCAATATCGAAGCGGAACAAATAAAAATACAACATGCACAATTACAATCGGCATGAGAAACAGACAGGTGTTTTTTGTGTTAGATGATGCTTTTGTAAGACAATCGCGACTAACAACGGCAGAATCGGCCATGTTTATGTTAAATAAAAGGGTTGCCGATATAATCAAAGAAAACAAGGTCATGCTTTATGCCGAACTTATGCAATGGGCTAATCGGGCTAATTTTGGCGAGGTGAGATAAATTTTATTTTTTTGCTTGCAATTTTATTTTGTTTGTTTTATACTTAATTTGTGAACGACGAATAAAATAAAAACGAGGTAAGAAAATGAAAACTGAAATTAACTGGGAAAACGTATCGCCGTTAGATATTCTTTTTGGTGGCAACTCTGAAGTTGATGCGTTTTTTGCATCTGAAGTTGCAGAAGCAAAGGCAAATGAAGAAAAATTAGTTACTGAAATAATTGCACTTTTTAACAAAAAAAATGAGCTCGCCGCAAAAGTTTATAAAGATAATACCGATAAAATCACTTATGGCGACATCGACGACGACCGCGATGATATGCCAAGAAGCTATACTATTGCAAAAATCAACGAAATTAAACGCAAAAAGAAACTTTCTTTTATTGCATCTGAAATTGAAAACAAAATGGCTGAATTAAAGGCAATTTCCTCCGAATCTTTTGAAGTTGCCAAAATGATGATGGAGTCATAACATGATAGAATTAAGCCAAAAAGAGGCAGAAACGCGTGCAAGCAAAGTAAAAGTGCCCGCCTTAACAGAAGAAGAAGTTTTCGACCTCGTGCAATTCGACTTTGCAACCAATAGCGCGGCGATTGCTGCAAGAGTAGCATTAGGTCTTGAGTCTATAAAATACTTGCGCAAAAGGGCTAAGGAAGTAATTGACCGCGAAGTTTTTAATAGACAGTTTCGCGAATGGGCTAAAGCTGCAAGGCCACAATGGGATAATCACCGGCAAAAATATATTTGCTATGGATTGAATAAATAAAACGCTTGCAAATATTTTTTAATGGTGCTATATTGAATTTGTCCAAAATCAAAACGAGGTGTGAATAATGAAAAAAATTAGAATTGTAAATAATGCAAACATAGAAAATCTTGATTGTGACTTTATAACCGACATTTTAACTGATAAAAATGGCGGCATAATTGCTATTAGTGTTTCAAAAAACGAAAATGCAGCCAAGATTTTTAACAATATTCTTGATGCTGCATTTTGGGGGCCGAACATTCGCGCGTATTTTGAATCAATCGGAAAACGACATGCGCGTATAGATTATATTTAAAGCTACCATTTCCTGCCCCGGAAACGGGGCAAATTTAAACGCAAATAGTAAAAGAGGTAAAAGTATATGACCGAAGCCGAAGAATTGAAAGAAGCCCGCGAAACAAACCGGCGATTGAATCGTGAAAAACAAAAGCTTGAAAGGCTTTTGCGCCTTAAAGATGATAGATATTTTATCGAATATTGGTTTAACAAAGGCTACGAGGCTGCAAGAAAGGAGCTTGAACATGACAAGATGGCAAAACAGGCAAACAAACGTAACAATTAAACTTTATTCTGACGAAGCAGGTTCAATCAACTTGCCCGCCTTGCCTGGTGAATTGCGTATAACCGCGCTGCATTCAGGCCATGACTTGCCCGCAACGTGGAATGACCCGGCAGATTTTGATATTGATATTCATAAGCTCTTTAATGGCGTTTTTGAAGACGAGAATTACAATGAAATCGAGCTGCGAGAAGGCCATTACGAGGCAATTTGGAACAATGACACAATCTTTGAAAAAATCATTTCGGCAATAATGGGGGATTAATGGAAAAATACACGGAATGGCAACTTGATGAATTGCGTCGATTATATGCGTTAATTTTCGGCAAAAAATAATTTAATTTTGCAAAACAAGCCGGTGCGTTGTATCATAAACGTATCGGCTTAAATTTTTAATGGGGTATTGTGAAATGGAATGTAATTACGAAATACAGATAAAATGTGCTTGCGGCGCGATAATGACAGCAAAAACAAGCCGTGAGCTGACGGCAGAAGAAAAGAAAAGCCTAGAGGGTAGAAAATGCGGGCTGTGTTATCTGCAAGAATTGTTAGAGCGCGACTTGCAGACGGTTTAAATCAACAAAGGGCGGTGAATCATGCAGAAAAAGAAGCGAGTTGTTAAAAAACAGCGCGACACGCGCAAAATAACGCTGACTGTGCCTGAAGAAATCTATTACAATATTAAGCAGTTTGCAAAAGACGAAATCAGAACGGTTAGTCAGCAGGCTCGCCTTTTTCTCGAAATCGGCTTGCAGGTTATGATTGAACAAGGCCAGCTATGCGAGGGAGAGCAGGAACCGCCAGAAAGAGAATCGGCAATAGGCTTTCACATGGAGCCAGACGATGAATGAGCTGCGAAAATTCTGCATTGATAATCATGCTGCGGGCTGTTCGGTAAAAGAAATATCCGACATGCTTGTTAAAAAGGGCTTCGACGCATGGACACCGCGCAAGGTTAGAAATGCTCTGCGGCCTTTGGTTGGCGACGCAAAAGAGCGGGCAGAACCAATAGAAAAACAGGGTGAAACCGAGCGCAAGCCGAAATACGAAAAAACCGAAACAGGTTACGTGATTTACTACGGTAAAAATCAGAAGCTAACCATTTCTGACGATAAGATTGATGAGGCTTTCAAGCTCTATTGTGTTGCCGATTTGAATCTTGAAGAAGTGGCAATCAAAATCGGCATTACCCGCGCTGAGTTTTATGCCCTTAAAACGGCCTTTTCAATCGTAAAAACGTCGTTGCCTTTTGCGCCGCATAGAATCGACGAAATGACCGTTGATGAAATGGCAGAGCAGGTTAGAATTGCAAAAAAACGTTATGCCCTGCAAAAATACGAAAAAAACAAACATAGCGATATTGAGAGTGAAGTTAAACGGCTTCAAAAGGCCGATTATTGGAAAGATGAGTTTTCGGCAAAAATAAACGCAATCGACCCGCGCCCATACCCGGCGACGCCGATAACCACCGAAAGCGATATTGAAAGGGTGCTTGTAATTACCGACATTCACAGCGGCCTTGAGATTGACAGCCCTTGGAATGTTTACAATTTTGATGTAATGAAGCGCCGATTTAAGGTGCTTGCTACGCGGATTTGCGCGACAATTCAGCCCTGTCGCTTAACGATTGCAAGCCTTGGCGATGCTATCCACGGCAGAATCAAGGGAAGCATACAAAAACATTCGGTGAACGTGGTTGATTCTGTTTTTAAGGTAACCGAGTGCCTTTCAGAGCTTTTTATAACACTGATAAACGCAGGATTTTCGCTGAGAATCGCACATGTAAACGGGAATCATTGCAGTATTGAAAAGGCAGGGGAAGATAGAACCGACGAAGAAAGCTTCGGGCGCTTTATTGAGTGGGGCTTAAAAGCCAAGTTTCAGCAATTTAAACAGGTTGAATTTATTGAACCAGTTTATAGCATGGCGCTTGTAAAGATTTTTGATTATAGCCTGCTTTGCTGTCACGGGCATCAGGGCGACATTAAACGCCTTGCAGAACTTGAACGCATGTGGCGCGGTGAATCAGTCCTTGAGGTCTTGGCGGGCCACCTGCACCACAGGAAAATTGAAGAATTTAACGGCATAACCGTTTTTTATCACGAAAGCTTCTGCGGTGCCGACCAATACGCCATTTCAAAAGGGTTAGGCGGCGGTTGTGGTTGTCGGTTGATTGAATACGACCGACGCGGCAGGGCTTCAGAAAGATTGCTTCGGCTTGATTAGGCTGTTTTGTCCATAAATCCTCTCTTTTTGCCCGGTCGCAATGGCCGGGTATTTTTTTTGAAAATAATTTTATTTTTGCTTGCAATTATTTTCCCGTGGTGTTATATTAAATTTGTGCGAAATTAAAACGAGGTGTAAATATGAGTAAATTTGAAGTTGGCAAAACCTACTCGACCCGCAGTGTGTGCGACCACGAATGT